CTTAAAAATTTCTCCGGGGGTGATATTTTAGTTTGAATTTCGAGGGGTCTTATAGAGTATTGACTTGCTTTATAGGATCTACTCAGGAATGGCCCATGTTTTTCTCCTTTCAGAGCCTAAAAAGGCTTAGAAAAGTCTTAGAAATCAGGTCAATACTCTATAAGATCCCTCGAAAAGTTCTATTAAGAAGGTGATATTCTTGAAAAAGGGAGAAGAAAAGGCACCTGGCAAGAGAATACACCGAGCTACATCTCCGGAAGCCAGGGAAGATCAGTTGATTTCTTTAGCCGTCGACCGGGCAGAAGAACTTTTAAGAAGCGGAAATGCCCCAACATCGATCATTGTGCATTATTTAAAGCTCGGAACTACGAAAGAACGAATTGAGAAAGAGATTCTCGAGGCTCAAAAGGAGTTATATATCGCAAAGACAGATGCGATCAAGGCTTCTAAAGAAATGGGAGAGCTTTATAAATCTGCAATGGATGCAATGAGGGCTTATCATGGTCAAACAGATGACGACGATGAAGAAGAGCTATACTGAGCTTTTAAAGTATGATGATTTTTATGATCGTTTTCAATACTTAAGACTAAACGGTATAGTTGGTGACGAAACGTTTGGCGCCGAAAGACTATTCAATCAGGTTTTTTATAAAAGCCAAGAATGGAAGGAATGCCGAAGGCTAATCATCATAAGAGACAATGGCTATGATCTTGGAGTTAAGGGACGAGATATAGGTGGGAGAATTTATGTTCACCATATCAATCCGGTAACAGTGGATCAAGTTCTTTCAAGAGATCAGCAGTTATTCGATCCAGAGAATCTAATCTCAACGTCGTTCAATACGCATCAAGCAATACATTACGGCGACATAGACTTATTAATTGAGGACTATAAGCCACGGAGACCAAACGATACAAGTCCTTGGCTAGAGGAGTGACTAGATGGAAAGTATATTATTAAGCGTTAAGAAATTTATAGGTTTGGATCCAGAATACAACGTATTCGATCCAGATCTACTTATACTTATTAATTCATCGTTTTCTGTTTTGAATCAGTTAGCTGTTGGTCCTAAAGAAGGATTCAAAGTAACTAACATTACTGAGACATGGGAAGATGTGATAGGTTCTAAGAAATACTTAGAATTAATTAAAGAGTATATTTGTATAAAAGTAAAACTCGTATTTGATCCGCCGTCAAGCAGTACTGTTTATAAGGCTTTTGAAGAAAGAGTAGCAGAACTTGAATGGCGATTAAATGCATTTGAGGATAGGGAGTCTGTTCAGGAAGTAATAGACGCATATTCTCAGGAGGAGTAAATTGTACAAATTTTACAATCCAATTCGAGCCGATGAAATGAAGTAAAAGGACTTATAAGAGCTGGTGAGGATTCCTTGCCAGCTCTTATACTTAAGGTGAATCTTATGCACGACAACAATTACCTCATGCACTACGGCGTCTTAGGTATGAAATGGGGCGTACGTAGATATCAGAAAAAAGATGGTACTAGAACCCCTTTGGGTAAAAAACACGAAAAAGCAAATAAATGGTTTGATCAATCAATTAAGGGCGGAAAAGACAAACCAAATGTATCTCCGGCAGAAAAGATAGCAAAAGAGACTAGCAATGCCGCATCATCAGCAAAAGGTGTTATAGAGTCTGCCTCAAGAATTAAGCGTAATGCTTCAAAGAAAGAGTCCCCATCTAAGAAGATGAGCGATCAGGAATTAAGGAATGCGATTAATCGCCTTGAAATGGAGCGTAGGTATGATTCTCTGACTTCCGAAGATACAAGCCGTGGCTTTGAAATTGCTAAAGATAGTTTAGACGTTGTTGGCGGATTAGCTGCAACAGCAGCGTCTGTAGCAACGATTTGGGCTATAGCGAATAAGGTGATGAAATGAACAACGATTTTAACCAAGATTACCTCATGCATTACGGCGTTCTTGGAATGAAATGGGGTGTACGTAGATATGAGAATAAAGGCGGAAATTATACCAAACGAGGATTGAAAAAATTTAAGGCATCAGAAGAAAAATATAACGCCGCAAAACAGAATTATAAAGTTGTTAAATCCTCTGTAAAAGAGACAAAGAAGAATGGGTATACGGCAACTTCTAATGGCGATAAAATTGCAGTAATGCCTTCGGCAAAAAGAGAAGCGAAACAAGCTGTTCGGTCTGCCAAAAAAGATATGGATAGATCATATAAGCAGCTTAAAAAAGATTATAAAGCCGATCAGGGAAAAGAGTTATATTCTCAAGGAAAGACGATTCAGTCAATAAGCACTAGAGATTTATTTACATACTTAGGCATTGCCGCCGCGACAGAACTTTCCGCTGTGAGCGCTAATGCTCATGGTGTTACATTTACAAATAGGTTTGGAACCATTCCATTGTCTACGATAATTTATGGAGTCGGATCAGCAGCCATAATCGGTAGCACAATAAAGAATGAACGCGATAAATCAAAAATACGTGCTTATTATGCTCATTAATAATATAGGATGAATCATGTCACTCTCAAACACAGCTGTACCGAAATATTACGGCATGTTTAGAGATGCCGTTTTAAGGGGCGATATTCCGGTGAACAAAGAAATCTCAATGGAGATGAATAGAATAGACGCCCTAATAGCAAATCCTGGAGTTTATTATGATCCTTCATTAGTTGATGGTTATATTCGATTTTGTGAAAACGAGTTAACATTAACCGATGGCAGCGATATGAATGTTCTCGATTCGTTCAAACTCTGGGCGGAACAGCTTCTTGGATGGTGGTATTTTGTTGAACGAAGTGTCTATATTCCTGGAAAAGATGGCCGTAGTGGTCATTATGAGAAGAAAAGAATTAAGAAGCGTCTAATTAATAAGCAGTACTTGATTATAGGAAGAGGTGCCGCAAAATCAATGTACGCATCGAGCATACAAGGATTCTACCTCAATGTTGATACGTCAACCACTCATCAAATTACCACTGGCCCGACACTTAAGCAATGCGAGGAAGTATTATCTCCGTTAAGAACAGCTATTACTAGGTCAAGAGGCCCCTTGTTTAAATTCTTAACCGAAGGATCTCTTCAGAATACAACGGGTTCAAGAGCAAAAAGACAAAAACTCGCATCTACTAAAAAAGGCATAGAAAACTTTTTAACTAATTCTTTGCTTGAAGAGAGGCCTATGAGCATTGATAAGTTGCAAGGTCTGAGATGTAAAGTTGCGACTATTGATGAATGGCTTTCTGGTGATATTCGCGAAGATGTAATCGGAGCAATCGAGCAAGGCGCATCTAAACTTGATGATTATCTTATAGTTGCAATTAGTTCTGAAGGAACTGTTAGAAATGGCGCTGGTGACACAATCAAGATCGAATTGATGAAGATTCTTAAAGGAGAATACATTAACCCACACGTTTCGATTTGGTGGTATAAGCTTGACGATATTAAAGAAGTCGACCATCCGGAAATGTGGATTAAAGCGAATCCGAATCTAGGAATTACTGTTACTTATGAAACTTATCAATTGGATAAAGAAAGAGCAGAACAGAATCCGGCCGCTAGAAATGACATCATAGCAAAGAGGTTTGGTATTCCAATGGAAGGCTATACATATTTCTTTACCTATGATGAGACTCTTCCTCATAAGAAACGTGATTTTTGGGGAATGTCGTGTGCTATGGGTTGCGATTTGTCTCAGGGCGATGACTTCTGCGCATTTACTTTCTTATTTCCTTTAAAAACCGGAGAATTTGGCGTTAAGACAAAAAGTTATATTTCCTCTAGGACTCTTTATAAGCTTCCTGCAGCTGCAAGGATTAAATATGAAGAGTTTATTGCTGATGGAAGTTTGACCGTAATGGAAGGCTCTATTCTTAATATGCTTGATATTTATGATGATCTTGAAAAGCATATTTCGGAAAGACAGTATGACGTGTGTTGTGTAGGGTATGACCCTTACAACGCTAAAGATTTTATAGAGAAATGGGCAACAGAAAATGGCCCGTTTGGCATTGTAAAGGTTATACAAGGCTCTAAAACAGAATCTGTTCCGTTGGGAGAACTTAAGATATTAGCCGAAGATAGACTTTTATTATTTGATGAGCCCCTTATGCAATATTCTATGGGAAACGCGATAACCTTAGAAGATACAAACGGAAACAGAAAATTAATGAAAAAGCGTCACTCTGCAAAAATAGATAATGTGGCTGCTATGATGGACGCCTATGTTGCGTATAAACAGTATATTGATGCTTTTGAATAAGGTGATATTTATGAATAACGATTTTAACCAAGATTACCTCATGCACTACGGTGTCTTAGGTATGAAATGGGGTGTACGTAGATATCAGAATAAAGATGGAACAAGAACTTCTTTGGGCAAAAAAAGAGCAACAAAAAGCGATTTTCAAGTTAAATCTAAAAATGGAGACATATTAAGTGTAAAACTTGATAAAGAATCAGGAATTAGTAAGCTTTTATCGAAAATTAGTAATAAGCATGCAAAGCAGGTTGATGATTTTTCATCTTATACAACTTATGCAAACGGAAAGTCGGTCGGGACACTCCAATTAAATAGGAATTCTATCTCGGAATTGAATATAGTATGGATCGATACAAAATCAACCGAAAAAGGAAAAGGCTATGCTTCTGCAGTATTAAATGGGGTATTAAAAAACGCTAAAGTTGATGGGTATAGCAACGTTACTTTGGAAGTACCAGGAATAAGTCCTGATGCGGCGCATATATACGAAAAAGCTGGATTTAAATATGTTGGCCAATTAACAAATCCGGATGAGGATTTTGTATGGGGCGGTTTAAAAGCCATGAGAAAGGATTTGCAATGAATAACGATTTTAATCAAGATTACCTAATGCACTACGGGATTCCAGGTATGAAATGGGGCGTCCGTAGATATCAGAATTATGATGGCTCATTAAAAACTGTTAATAAAAATGATTTTAACAGTTCTAGACATTTAAGAGCGGTTGCGGTATCAGAAAGATTAAACGACCTGAAAAAAGATAAAACCAGAATGTCTAGAATGTCAGAAAGACAAAAAAAGTCATTAGAGGCCGCTACAAAATACTGGAATAAAAGAGCTAGTGGAGACGAAAGCGGATTCAATGAACGTAATTTTATAAAAAGACAAGCTGACGTATGGCGCTCAAAAAGTTTAGCATCAAGAGCTAGAGATACCGCTGCTTATTCTACAGCAATAAGCGCAATAAATGTTGTGCGCAATAATAAAGTTGCGGATATGGGAAACACTATTATGGGCGAAAATTATATTAAAAAGCAAGGTTTAGGCACAATTGCTGTAAATAGTGTAGTTTCCACCGGTGTAAATCTCGGATTAAGCGAAATAACTAATAAAGTGTTTGGGCATTATTAATATGGATTATTTATGTCATCATGGTATTAAAGGACAAAGATGGGGAGAACGAAATGGACCACCATATCCTTTAACAGATTCGCAAAAATCGAATAGCAAGTCGTATTTAGGAAACGGTGGAGCTATTGTAAAACGCAAAGTAAATAATAAAACCCCGTTAAACAAAAGACCGATTTCGAAAAAAGAACAAGATGAATATCGTTCTGAAATGTTGAAAAGATATTCTAATAATCCTAAAAAACAGACTTATTATAAAAACGCAACAAATTCAGAATTAAAAAACGATATTTACAAAAAACAGCAAATACGAAAGAATTTATATATTGCTTCTGGCGTTCTTGGAGCTTCGGTTGGCTTATATGTTGCATATAGATGCGGCATATTTGATGAGCTAAAAGGTTTAAACGTTAATGACATAACGGATGATATCATAAAAGGAACGGCATATAATGTCGCGGACGAAATGGATTTGGTGCTCTCCCCAGGTTCTTCTTTGGACAGAATGGTGGCCTTTAAAGATTTCGATGTTAATAATGCATCAGGGCCATTATTTGTATCTTTTGAAAAAAATGATGTTAACGCATATAAATTGTTTTTACAAGATTTTTCTGGTACTGGGGAACGTTATCACGTTCAAATGCAGGCTGTGAAAGATATAGTCGCGCCAAATAGAGAGCACACGAAAGAAATATTTGACAAATTTCGTGACAATGCAACTTTCAATGAATGCTTAGCAAAACTGTATGGCGATAAAATTGGAAAGCATTTAACAGGGGAAGATGTAAGAAACTTTGGTGATAACAAATTTTTTGATGTTGCAATGTGGTCTTTAGCAAAACCTGGTATGTCAACAGATATGCTAATTGAAGAAGCTCGCACAAAAGGGTATAACGCATTTAGAGATTATCACGATATTGATGGAAAATTTACAAAAACTCCATTAATTCTTATTAATGCAAAAGACGACATTATAAAAACTGGAGAAAGCTTCGTTACCGAGAACGATCGAAGAATAGCTTTGAAGGAATTAAATAAGTCGTTGGTAGAAATGCCAATTAGTGCTAGAGCTGCAACATTTGGTACATCAATTATAAATGCGATTCCAGGATCAGAATTATCTAGTTTCTTTGGCATGAAGTCTAAATTATAACGGTGGGAGGTACTAAATGCCCTCAATAGTTGAGCGTTTCAAGAATTCTTGGAACGCATTTTTTAATAATAGGGATCCTTCGCCTCCTCGAGAACAAGGATTCTATTATCGTCCAGATCGAATACGATTAACTGGCGGTAATGAACGAACAATAATCACATCGATTCTAACTCGAATCGCTATAGATGTTGCATCTGTAGATATCGAACATGCAAGAGTAGACGATGATGATCATTACATCGAAACAATTCCCAGCAAGCTTAATGATTGCTTAACATTATCGGCAAATTTGGATCAAACAGGCCGTGATTTGATTCAGGATGCAGTAATGTCGATGCTCGATGAAGGCTATGTTGCGATAGTTCCAACATCCGCAACTGATAACCCGATTACTAGCGGCTCATACGATATAACATCTATGCGAGTTGCAAAAATAGTGCAATGGTATCCATCATCTATACAGGTTCGTTTGTACAATGAGAAGACTGGAATGAAAGAAGATAAAACATATCCTAAAAAGATGTGTGCTATTCTTGAGAATCCATTCTATTCAATCATGAATGAACCGAACTCTACACTAAAACGACTCGTTCGTAAATTAACATTGTTGGATGTGGTTGATGAGAACTCGGCATCTGGAAAACTTGATTTAATTATTCAACTTCCTTACACAGTTTCTACTGAAGTTAAACGAGAGCGCGCTAATAGCAGAAGAAAAGATATTGAGATGCAACTTGTCGGTTCTAAGTATGGCATTGCTTATATTGATTCGACAGAAAAGGTAACTCAATTAAATAGACCTGTTGAAAACAATCTACTTGCGCAGATCGAATCTTTGTTTAAAATTCTTTATTCTCAGTTAGGCATCACAGAAGAAGTTCTGAATGGAACGGCTAATGAAGAGACGATGATCAATTACTATAATCGTACCATTGAGCCGATCCTTTCAAAACTTTGTGACGAAATGAAGCGCAAATGGCTGACCACAACTGCCATATCTCAGGGCCAGACTATAAAATTCTTTAGAGATCCGTTCAAATTAGTCTCAATCAACAGCATAGCCGAAATAGGAGAGAAGTTGATACACAATGAAATAGCTTCTCCAAATGAGATACGAGGAATGATGGGACTTAAACCATCTGGTAATCCTGATTCCGATGAAATTAGGAATAGAGATCTGTACGCACCAGATCCGAATGCGCAGATGCCTTATGGCGAGGAAGTTCCAGAAGGATACGATGTGAATCAAGAACAGTATTAGAGGAAATTCAAAATGAAGCAGAAATACGACTTTGAAGGCTGGGCTACACGAAATGACCTAAAGTGTAGTGATGGCCGTACGATTCGTAGAGATGCATTTAAAGACGATGACGGAAAAATAGTTCCGCTTGTCTGGATGCACCAGCACGATTCTCCTGAGAACGTTGTTGGTAATGCACTTCTGCGTAATCGCCCGGAAGGGGTGAGAGTATATGGATCCTTCAATGATAGTGAAGAAGGACAGAGAGCAAAGATTAATGTGATGCATGGAGACATTACTGGCCTATCCATATACGCAAATAAACTTAAGCAGACTAACAATAAAGATGTTCTTCATGGAACAATTAGAGAGGTTAGTTTAGTTCTCGCTGGAGCAAATCCAGGAGCTTATATCGACGTCGTTGGTGTTGAGCATTCCGGAGATGATACGCTTGAAGAAGGAATAATTTACACCGACGATCCTATAGAACTTAGCCACAGTGAATCGGATCAAGAAGAGGAAGTAGTAGAGCATAAAGACGAGACAGCTAGTGCAGAAGCTACACCGGAATCAAAGGCCGATGATCATAAAGAAGGAGAAAAGAAAATGGCAGAAGGTAACGAAAAGACTGTTCAGGACGTTATAGATTCTATGTCCGAAGAGCAGAAAAAGGTAATGTATTTTCTCATCGGCAATGCCCTGGAGAATAATGGCAAATCCGGTGATAAAGAAGTAGAACACTCTGAAGGAGAAGATGGAATGAAGTGGAACGCATTTGATGTAGAAGAGAGCAACGATCAGGCTCTTATGCATGCAGAGCAGATGAAGACAATTATCGCAGATGGCAAGAAGTATGGCAGCCTTAAAGAAAGCTTCCTTGCTCACGCCGAGGATTATGGCATTGAGAACATAGAGTACCTGTTCCCGGATGCTAAGAGCCTTAATAACCCGCCCGAATTTATTAAGAGAGAGACTGGTTGGGTTCAGGATTTCATGGGTAAGACCCATCACACCCCGTTCAGCAGAATTAAGTCCATGTTTGCTGACATAACAGAGGACGAAGCTAGAGCTAAGGGTTATATTAAGGGTAACCTCAAGAAGGAAGAAGTATTCAGCCTTCTGAAGAGAACAACCACCCCAACAACCATTTATAAGAAACAGAAGCTCGATAGAGATGATGTTATTGATATCACCGATTTCGACGTAATCGCATGGCTCAAGACCGAGATGCGCTGGATGCTTGATGAGGAAATCGCTCGTGCAGCTCTTATTGGCGATGGAAGACTCGCTTCCGATGACGACAAGATCTCCGAGTCTAATATTCGTCCTATCTATAAGGATGAGGCTCTGTTCTCTGTTAAGGTTCCTATTGCTGTAGCTGCTAATGCTGATGACGACACCAAGGCAAAGGCATTTATTAAGGCTTGCATCAAGGCAAGAAAGAACTATAAGGGAACTGGCAACCCGACCCTGTACACAACCGAGGATATGCTCACCAATATGCTCCTTCTCACAGACGAAACCGGTCGCGATCTATATGAGTCCGAAGCTAAGCTTGCTACTAAGCTGAGAGTTTCCAAGATCGTTACCGTTGAGGTTATGGAAGGCGTTAGCAGAACAGCAGATAGCAAGACTTTCGATCTTGCAGGCATAATTGTTAATCCGACTGACTACAACTTCGGCGCTGATAAGGGCGGAGCTGTTAATATGTTCGACGACTTTGATATCGATTACAACCAGCAGAAGTACCTTATCGAGACTAGATGCTCTGGCGCTCTGGTTAAGCCGTTCTCCGCTCTTGTAGTCGAATTCGAGCACTAATTAATAGAAAGGATTTATGACCATGGATAAAATTTTCCAGAGAGCAGAAGATAAGAACGTTGCAGTTCGCGTTGTCTATCAGAATGACAGCAAACTTTATTATGACGCAGCGTTTACAAAAGAAATCGAAGCTAAGGACATGAAGAACCTTTTCGTAAAGGGCGTTGTTCTTAGCGTTAGTGGCACTCTCTATGCTGCTAAGTCTTATAGTGAAGCGGACGGAATAGTTTTCGCTAACGCATAGTAAAGGAAATTCAAAATGGGGAAATATTATGGCAAAGTTGGCTATGTAATCCCGACAAAAGTTGTAGATGGAGTCTACGCGAATGTCGAGCCAATTGTTAGACCATATTATGGCGATACAATTGAAGAGACTGTAAGATTTGCAGAAGACTCTAAGCAATTAAACGATCAACTTCGAATTCGAGTAAAGATAAGCATTTTAGCCGATAAGTTTGCTTATGACCATTTCTCCAAGATTAAATTTTGTGAATACATGGGCGTTCTTTGGAAAGTTACTGATGTTGCTCCAGGACGCCCACGTATAGTACTGACTCTTGGAGGTGAATACAATGGCGAGCAGGCTTAAACTGCAAAGAGAGCTCGAAACCATGCTTGGCTCAGAAGAGGTGTATTTCCAACCTCCAGAGTCTGTACGTTTACACTATCCAGCTATAATTTACAAAAAGCAAGCCGGCAGTTCTTTTCATGCAGATAATTATTCGTATGTTTTTAGAACTTGCTATGATGTAACAATAATTGATTACGATCCTGATGCTGATTGGGTGAAAAAAGTACTTGATAGATTTAAGTATGTTTATGTTCAGCCAGAGTTTACAAGTCAGAATCTTAATCATTTTCATTTTAGAATTTATTATTAGGAGGATCACATGCCTGAAAATTATTCCAGAATTACATGGGATGACGTTGGCGAACGTTTCTATGAAACAGGCGTTAGCCATGGCGTATTTTATCCAAAGACCGCAGATGGAACTTATACCCCTGGTGTAGCTTGGAATGGCCTTACTGCTGTTACTGAGAGTCCCTCTGGCGCTGAAGCAACAGCACTTTGGGCTGATAATATTAAGTATCTTGAGCTTCGCTCTGCTGAGGAATTCGGCTTCACAATTGAAGCTTATACCTATCCGGATGAGTTTGCAGCTTGCGATGGCCATTCTGATCTCGCAACTGGTGTAAGAGTTGGCCAGCAGCCGAGAAAACCTTTTGGCCTTTGCTATAGGACAGAAATAGGAAATGACGTTGAGTATGAAGAGCACGGTTATATACTCCATCTTGTATATGGCGCAACCGTTTCTCCGTCTGAGAAAGCTTATCAGACAATTAATGACTCCCCGGAGGCTATTACTTTCTCTTGGGAAGCTACAACCACTCCTATTGTTGCAGAAGGACTTGTTAAGCCTGTTGCTGAGATCGAGATCGATTCCACAAAGGTTGATTCCGCTAAGCTTAAGACCTTTGAGGATATTCTCTATGGAAGTGCAGAAGCAGCGGCAAGACTTCCGCTTCCTGCAGAAGTAAAGACTCATTTTGCATAATTAGAAGCTAATCAAATTTTGTAAGGGCGTTTTAGGATTCGCCTAGCGCCCTTACTCTATATTTGAAAGGAGAAAAACAATGATAGTTAAAGAGATAACTTATACCGATTATGACGGTAATACAAGAACTGAAAAGTTCTATTTTAATCTTAACGAAGCTGAAATCACTGAAATGCAGAACGAGAAAGAAGGCGGCCTGCATAGCTTCCTTGATAAGATTACCAAATCCCCAGACAATGTTGAAATCATGCGTATGTTTAAGAAGATTCTTCTTAGAGCATATGGCGAAAAGTCAGAAGATGGTAGAAGACTTATAAAGAGCAAGGAAATCAGCGAAGCATTTACGCAGACTGAAGCTTATAATGTTTTGTTTCTTGAGCTTATAGATGGCGGAGATCAGGCAATGTCCGAATTTATTAAAGGCATGCTTCCGCAGTCATTCAGAAATAAGGCTTAATTAATAGTAGGAGACTAAGAATGCTCAAGTTAACAATCCCAGCAACTGAATTTTATGATGAGAGAAAAGAAGAATTCTTCACTATCCCAGAAACTACTATCAGGCTTGAGCATTCTTTGGTTTCAATTTCAAAATGGGAGTGTAAATACTGCAAAACCTTCTTTGATAAAAGGCCAAAGACAGTAGATGAATTTATTGGCTATGTAGAATGTATGACATTAACCTCAAACGTTGACCCACTAGTATATTCTTGTATTGGCAAAAATGAGATTAAGCAAATTGAGGAATACATTAATGCGCCAATGACTGCTAGAAAGAAATACAAACAAAGTAGTTCAAAGAAAGCAGGTTACGTTACATCTGAGGACATCTATTTTAACATGATTATGTATGGTATTCCATTAGAATGCGAGAAATGGCATTTTAATAGATTGATCGCTCTAATTGATTATTGCCGAGTACATAATCCATCGGATAATAGAAAGATGTCTGCTAAGCAACAAAATGAAATGTATAGAGATCTAAATGCTGCAAGAAGGGCGGCCTTACACTCTAAGGGATAGAAATGATTAAAATGAGTTCAAAAGGTTCTTTTAAGAACACTTATAAATTGCTTAGATTTTTGAACTTAAGGGGATACACAAACAATATTGAAGATTACGCCAAGATGGGAGTAGAAGCGCTTGCCGCTGCAACACCTGTAGATACTGGAAAGACTGCGGCATCTTGGAGATATGAAATTAAAAGTAATAAGGATAATTTAACGATTACTTGGATTAATGATAATAGAACTAAGACTGGCATTCCTGTAGTAGTTTTACTGTATTTTGGTCATGGAACTCCTAGTGGTCGTTATATCCAAGGCAGGGACTTTATTACGCCTGCTATAAGACCTGTATTTAAAGACATTGCCGATGGAATCTGGAAGGAGGTGAGTAATGCATGAATAGCAATACAATCGATGAACGTATCGTGTCAATGGAGTTCGATAACGAGCGATTTGAGAAGAACATTAATCAGTCTATGCGCTCGTTAGAAGCACTTGATGAGACTATTGATGATAGCGCTAGAGGCATTACCGGATCTTTCCTGGATATTAATAATGGACTAAGTAGATTAGACCTTGTCTTTGCCGGGTTCTATACTAAAATAGGCGGATATTTAGCCGATCTCAGTGCAAAAGCCGTTAGATTTGCTAAATCTTTATCTTTTGATCAGGTTAGTGAGGGTTTCGGAAAATATACAGCAGAAACGCTGGCGGTGCAGACAATAGTATCTAATACCAATAATACGTTAGAGCATACTTATGAAGTTCTTGCTGATATTTTAAAGTATACTGATGACACTTCTTATCACTATGATAAGATGACAGACACAGTAGCAAAATTTACCAATCAAGGCGTCAAACTTGAGACTGCTGCAGAAGCTGTTAAAGGTATTGCTAACTGGGCCGCTTTGTCCGGTGCAGGCATTGATAAGGCAGATATTGCAATGAGCGCTCTAGTTAGAGCAATGTCAAAAGGCGTTATGCAAGCTCAAGAGTGGAGTTCCATTTCAAAAAGTGCTAATATGGGCACGACCCAGTTTACAAACGCTTTAATAAATGAGATAAAAGCAATAGCTGCTGCAGATAAAGCCGGAAAAATTTATAGCAAAAAACAAAAAGATCTTATAAAAAACCTTACTACTGAAAACTTTATGCAAACGGCGTTTGACGAAAATAATCTTGTTAATGCCAAAGCCATGATTAACGTTCTAAGGCAGTATGGATCTGAAACTGGTAAGTTTTATGAAGACGCAATGAAAGCTGCAGCTGAAGCAAAGACTTTCGCTGAAGCTTTAGGAGCTGTAAAGGATGCCGTATCCACCGGATATGCTAAGTCGTTTAGATATATTTTCGGTAATTATGATGAAGCTAGAAACTTCTGGACAGGCGTTCAAGACGCTATGCTCGAAGTTTTTACCTTAGGCATGGATTATCGCAACAACATGCTTGAAACTTGGCATAGTTTAAAAGAAGGCGGATATGCCGATCTGGTTGAATCAATAGCCAAGGCTTGGGAGCATGTTAAGCAGATCGTCGCTCCGATTGGTGAGGTATTTCATGATGCGTTTGGCTTTACAGACTACATTAAAGATGCAAACGAATTAGCAAAACTCGTAACCAGATTTAAAGAATTTACCACATTTAAATTTAATTTCTCAACAAACGTTGATGAGTTAATTAAAGATTATAAATCCTTATATAAAGTTAATGAAGATGTGGAAACTAGCATTGATCCTCGTTCTGGCTTAAATTCGTATTCAACTATGATGATGGTGGTGAATGAAAAAGCCGCACAAAATGCTAGAATTATTCAGACAATCAAAGATTTATTTACTAATATCTTTGAAACTATAGACTATGCTAGATTAAATTTAAAAGATTTTATTTCCGGCTTTGATGGGATATTTAACGGAATCGGATCGGTAGCGAAATCTATTGTCAGATTTGTTACAACTATATCTGATTTTATATTAAAAGTTCATATAGCCGCGCTCGAAGTTGATTTCTTTTCTAGAGTAGCGAAATCCGTTACTAAAGTTGTAAGCAGTATACTTAAACCAGCATTTGATTTAATTTCAAAAATTATTGACAACATTTCTAGCAAAATTAACGAAGCGTTTCCGTATTGGGATGATATAGGAGACGCTCTTGATAAAGTTGCTAGCGGGTTTGAGTGGCTTGCTGACATTTTGGTTAGAAAAGCAATTGGGCCTGCAATAGATGGAATTAGTAAAGCATTTGCTATTTTATCAGGGAAATTATCAGAATTTGCTCCAGTTATAGAAAATGTTAAAAACAAAATATCTGAATTTATTAATTCTCTTGGGGCTAAAGGTGAAGGAGAGAAAGCCGAAAAATCAGTTTCCGTTTTAGAATCGATTGCAAATGTTATAGGCAATGTATTCTCTGTCATTGGAAAAGCATTATCTAAAGCATTTAATTACCTCAAACAATACTTTTCTGGAATGGATATTAATAAAGTTTTAATAACGATTAAAAATTTATTAGTTAATGTCCTATTAATCAATTTAATTAATTTTGCAAAAAATTTAGGATGGATATCGGATAATCTTTATAAATTTACGAAACGAATGAAGCAGTCAAGCATTGGCAGTGTTATGATTCCGATAGCAGTTGCTTTAATGATGTTTGCGGCATCAATCGGAATGATTTCTGCTATCGATCCTACTAAGTTGGCTTTATCGATGGGCGTTATATCAGTTTTAATGGCCGAAATGTCTGGTCTAGCTGTTGTTTTAAAAGCCGTTGCTAAAGATAAGGCCGCGAAAGCGAGTCTGAATCAAGTATCAACATTGCTTGCTGCTATGGCGTCTGCCGTGTTCATACTTGCAAAAGCAGTAGTTAAAATAGGATCGATGAAAGTGGAAGATCTTATTAAAGGGACAGTTGCTATATCAGCTTTAATGACCGTGCTAGCGGCCCTTACGAAATGGATGACAAGTAAGGAGCCGATGTATGTCTTAAAAGGCGCTAGTGCAATGATTGCAATGGCTTTGGCTGTTGATTTATTAACCATCGCTGTTAAATCTTTGGGAAAACTTGATGTTGAGACGTTGCTTAAGGGCGTTATATCAGTAGCTGCTATTTTGGCGTCGTTTGCCGGATTTGCAAAATTAACTGACGGATTAAAGATCAATGCAAGAACTGGATTTGCTATACTTGAGATATCTGCGGCGTTATTAATTATAGCAAAAGTTGTAGAAAAACTAGGCTCATTAGATATAGAAACTCTTTTAAAAGGGTGCATATCCGTTGTTGGAACTATTCTTCTTCTTGGAGCGTCCTTAAGAGCATTTCCGCAGAAAAACATGCTTAGCATTGGAACCGGATTAGTTCTAGTTTCTGTTGCATTAAAGTTGATAACATCGTCAATATTATCTCTTTCAAAACTATCTATTGAAGATTTGTCTAAAGGAATTGGTGCTTTAGGCATATCATTACTGGCGATAGGAGCCGCTTTACAGATAGCTAAAAAATCTTTAACCGGCGCTGCATCGATCACTATTGTTACTTTAGCATTGTTACCTTTAACTGCAGTCCTAAAAATGCTAGGAAAACTAGATGTTGAAGAAATTGCTAAAAGTTTAATCACATTAGGGCTTGGCTTAGGAATTTTAGTTGTAGCACTTCAGGCCGCAAGAGGAGCAATAGGCGGTGCAATCGCGTTGGCATTAGTTTCTGCGTCATTAATTCCGTTTGCATTAGCATTAAAGCTTCTTTCCGGTCTGTCAATTGTAGGCATTGCGAAAGGGTTGCTTGTTTTATTTGGGGTATTCTCGGCTTTAGTGATATTTGGTCCGGCATTAGTTGCGATGCTTCCGATACTTGATGGAATAGGCAGTTCTATATTGAAACTTGGTCTTGGCGTCGCTGCAGTATCTGCGGCATTGATTGCTCTTAATATAATTGGTCCAGCTGCTTTAGGGCTTGTTAGTGATTTAATAACCACATTACTTATTGCCCTTCCAGATATGGCAAAGGCTCTGGCCGAATCAATATTAGCTTTCGCACAAGTTCTAACAGCTGGTATAGATGTTATTAGGCAACTAATTGAAGCCATAGTATTAGCTGTTTTAGATGTGCTAATTGCTGCAGTTCCTAAAGTTGTTGAATTAGGCGTAACTTTATTAACAGCCTTAATTGAAGGAATCGGAACGGTCGTTCCATTGCTGATAGATACTATTCTCGAAATAGTTCTTCAGCTCTTGAAGTCTATAGAAGATAAACTTCCAGATTTCATTGAGTCCGGAACAAATATTGTAGTTGCATTCATTGACGGAATGGCTAATATGGCTGTTGAAATAGTGAACGCTGCGTTTAGAATGGTTATTACCATAATCAATGGTATAGCCGACGCTATTAGGACTCATAACCCAGAATTACTTAAGGCTGGTTGGAATCTTCTGACTGCTATTTGGGATGGATTCTGGGATGCAGTTCTTGGTCTTGCCAAAAAGCTTTGGAATGCAGGCGCTGAAATTGTTAAAGGAATCAAAGAAGGCCTTGACGAGAAGATTACGCTTATAAAAGATTGGGTCCTCGATATTCCAAATAAAATTAAGAAGTGGATTGCTGAAAAGTGGCAAGATGCCAAAGATGCCGGTCTTAACATAATCAATGGAATTAAAGACGGTTTAGCTGGTGGAGAAGGCGGTCTGTTCACAAAGATTGGCGGCATAGCTTCCGGGTTACTTAATAAATTTAAGAATACCTTAGGAATCAAGTCGCCTTCTAGAGTATTTGCTCAGATGGGTGGATACATTGACCAAGGCTTAGCAAATGGTATTTCCCAGTACGCAAACCTTGTAAATGACCCGGCTAGACAGCTTGCTGAGAATGCAGTCGGTCCAGTTGAAGAAGCCGTTAACACTCTGAACGATCTAAATCTTGGAGAGTTCAGTGATCCAGTTGTCAGACCAGTATTAGACCTTAGCGAAATTCAAAATGGAGCTAGAAACATTGGTGGAATGTTTGGTAATGGCTATTCTGTAGGTTTAGGCCTTGGAAATGTAACAGGAGCTCTTAGTGGATCCTTCGCTGGAGGCGGAAGTGCTCCAATAATTAACATGACTGTTAATGGCGCAGATGGACAGAACGTTGAAGAACTTGCTGCGGCTGTAAGTAGAAGGCTCAATTCTGAATTGAGAAGTAGGAATAGTATATGGAAGTAACGAATAGACTCTCATTTAATGGCGTAGACCTTAGAAATTATGGGCTCTACGTCTCAGGAGATAAGACTTTCAATTCTCCTACAGCAGATTACACCAGATTTTCCATTCCAGGAAGATCTGGTGATCTTTTTGTTTTTAATAATCGCTATGGGAATGTTACCGTCGATTACGACTCTATTCTAATTAGAGATTATGCTGCAAATGCTGCGGCTCTAAGATCCATTCTTCTTTCTCCTACTAATTATTGCAGAATAGAAGATGATTACAATCCTGATGAATACCGTATGGGCATTTTCATAGGGCCATTAAATTTTGATACCCTCTTTCTGGAGGCTGGCACGACAACTTTATCGTTCGACTGCCAGCCTCAACGTTGGTTAAAATCCGGAGAGAATGAGATAAACATCAATGCGGCATCCGCTACAATAAATAACCCAACAAAGTTTAATTCTAAACCACTAATCAAGATTGTTGGAAGAGGTAACTATACTTTTACATTTACATATAGTGACTCAACAACTTCCGAATTTACTTTTAAAATACCAGCAGCAAACGATGGAACATACTATATAGATTGTGAATCTATGGATTGCTATAAAGATCCTGCGGACCAAGCAGTCTATCCAAATAGTTTTATAACGGTTGACGAATTCCCGGTTTTAAAACCTGGAAATACTACGATCGCTATAACAAAACCATCAACTACTGTAAGAGAAATTAAACTTACCCCGAGGTGGTACATACTATGATACCAATTCTATTCGAAGGAACAGCTACTGACTTTTCAACTAATGGTATAGGTCGTCTATCCGATGCTATTAGTTGTAAAGTTATAGAAGAAAAGAACGGAATGTACGAACTGAGTATGCAGTATCCGATTTCCGGAAAACTCTATTCTGAAATTCAAAATGAACGAATAATTGTGGCTGTTCCTTTCGAAGGGGGCAGTAGGCAAGCATTCGTAATCTATGAGATAGACCCAAATTCGAATGGCACATGTATGATTTATGCTCAGCATATTTCATATCGAGCCAACTACATTCCGGTTCTTCCGTTTTCTGTAACCGGAATACAGAATGCTATAACAGCATTAAATACCGGCATCGTTCCAGATACTACTGGAAGCAGATTGCCAGTTGCAAATCCATTTACGATAACGACCGACATCGAAAATACGACGTCAAGGTATCAGCAAGAAATTCCAAGATCCTTAAGAGCTTGCTTAGGAGGCGACGAGGGCTCTCTGCTTGACACATTCGCCACTAAAGGAACAGGTGAGTATGAATGGGATAATTTTAATATTAAATTCCATTTTCATCGTGGATCGGATAAAGGATACTCTATCAGGTATGCTAAAAATTTAGTTAGCCTTGATAGACAATTAGACAGTTCCGATCTCATTACTGGCGTTTTACCGTATTGGGATGGCCTATATTCAGAAGAAGGTACGGATGCTGTATATACAGGGGATGTCCAGTACGCAGATAATTGCGAGGATTACCCGTTTAAAAAAGTAATCCCAGTAGATTTTAGCTCCGATTTCGATTCTGAGCCGACAAAACCTCAATTAAATGCTGCAGGTAAGGCATATGTTAATCAGATGGCATATCTCAAAGATAGCATAGATCTTGAGTTTTATGACATTAATAATCAAGCCGTTCATCTTTGTGACACGATCCATGTTCATTACACCCAACTTGGCGTTACGATCTCGCAGAAGGTAATTAAGACAACATGGAATGTACTTCTAGATCGATACGATACTATAACAGTTGGTACGGACGTATCTAATCTTGGAAAGACTCTTCAAGATAGCATAGCCGAGACAAAACAATATACCAACAGTAAGATGGTTGCTGTTAATCAGCGTATTGACTATGAAGTAGGTGTGATTCAGAGTTCTATAAGCAGCGTTGAAGGTGAGATATCCGATGGCATGCTCGAATCCATTGTTACAAAATATCTACGTAATAATGGCGAGACACCAGATAAGGGCGATGAGAATTGGTCCACAACATATCCTCCAGAAGGAGATGGCACGTCCATCTGGAGTATGGACATTTATAATTATAAAGGCGGATCAAAGGTATTTGGCGAGCCAGCAAATATAACTACAAATGGCATTACCGATGTCCATATGCAGTATCTGGCTGGAACAAATTCGACTCCGAGTCAGAATGATCCAAATTGGTCCGACACGATGCCTACGGTTACAGGTGATGCCGTACTTTGGACAAGATACCATTACACATATTCTAACTCAACAAGCGATAATTCTGCACCGACAAAAGCTCTTAATAGCTTATTTGAGGGAATAAATTCCGTCAGTTCAGATGTTAGCAATTTATCATCGACAGTAAGCAGTAATAAATCAGAAACGGATTCTGCCATTAATGGACTCTCTGGTGATATTTCTGATTTGTCGTCTACCGTATCAAGTAATAAATCAGAAACGGATTCTGCTATTAACGGCCTTTCTGGTGATATTTCTGATTTATCCGACACCGTATCTTCAAATAAGACGGAGCTATCTCAGCAGATAACCAATAATAAAGTAACAAGTGTAGAAACTCAATATGCGGTTACAAACACGGCAACCGCCCCAAGTCAAGATAGCAGTGAATGGGGTAGGGCATACCCTTCAAATGTTTCCAGCACTCAACATGTTTGGGAACGTACGAAATATACATATAAAACCGGAAATCCAGGTTATTCAACGCCGACAGAGATATTTAATCGTGGTATTGCTACTATCACTACTCAGTATGCAGTGAATAATAGCGGAACTACTCCTCCAGCAAAGAACTCGTCTAGTTGGTCTGAAAAATGGCCTTCGTCGATTTCTAGTAACCAGTATCTGTGGAAAAGAAACTATTATACATACGTTGATGGCAGAACGCCGGATGCAGATGCAGGAACACTTGAGATGCAGTCTCTTGTGACAAATCTGACATCTATGAGTGGAGATATTTCGAATCTTGATACGAAGATCGATGGTGTTGAGACGAATCTTTCTGGTGACATTTCAAATCTTGATACGAAAATCGATGGTGTTGAATCCAGTCTTTCCGGTGATATTTCAACAGTTGACGGACGAGTAACTAATTTAACCACTACCGTTAATAACAATAAGGTTGTCTCAATTGAAACTCGATATGCGAAATCTGATACAGCACCTGGTAACACCAGTAATCTGTGGAGCAGATCCTATCCTACTGATATAGCTGATACCGATCATATTTGGGAACAAACAAGATACAAGTATGCCAGTGGCACATATGGATATTCGACTGCAACGGAGATTACTGATAGGCATGCCGGACAGAAGATAACAAATATTGAGACTCGTTACGCTAAGACCGCTGCTAATGTGACGACTGCTCCTGAGAATGATAGTAATCTTTGGAGTAGGGATTATCCTAGTAGCATTGCAGAAGGCGAGCATATTTGGGAACAGACTAAGTATACATATGCGTCTGGAACCTCGGAATACTCGACGCCTACTGAGCTTACGGATCGTTCTGCCGGATATAAAATCACAGGAATAGAGACTCTATACGCAAAGACAACGTCTACTACGGCGCCTGGAAGCACAAGTACTTCTTGGAGTACAGCATATCCTAACAACGCAACATCTTCTGAGCATATTTGGGAGATGACTCGTTATCAGTATGCGAACGGGAATTATGGATATTCGGCAGTGACTGAGTTGTATGATAGGGGCGTTTCAAATGTTGTCACCGAGTATGCAGTAAGCACCAGTAAAACCTCAGCTCCAACAACTGGTTGGTCAACGACATTTCCGAGTTCCATAGCATCTAATCAGTATCTTTGGACTCGTAACAAGTATACGACTCTCAATGGCGCTGCTGACTATTATAGCACCGCCACAATAAGTCAAAACAATCTTGCAACTCAAATTAATACTGCTAACAGCAATGCTTCATCTGCTGTAAGTACTGCTAATACGGCTAACCAAAACGCATCAAGTGCGGTAAGTACTGCTAACACCGCTAATCAGAATGCATCAAATGCTGTAAGCACTGCTAATACGGCTAACCAGAACGCATCAAATGCTGTAAGTACTGCTAATACGGCTAACCAGAATGCTTCTAATGCTGTTTCAACGGCTAATACGGCAAATCAAAATGCGGAAAATGCTGTGTCGACAGCAAACGAAGCAAGTACCACAGCAACTAATGCGTATAATAAAGCCGGTGAAGCTCTTAAGTCCACAACTGTATATTATTTAAAATTGTCGAACACGACAACGCCTACCAAAGATACTTCTGGGTGGGCAACGACATATCCGTCAGCCGCATTCGACGATCATATTTGGACTATGACCAAGTTCACTTATAACAATGGGACTAGTTCATACTCCACGCCGGTTGAAATCACTGAGCCAGACATCACAAGCGTAACTACTAAATATATTCTATCCGATTCAAATACTACTGCGCCTAGTAAGGACGATACGGGATGGCAAGATACTATCCCAGCGCTTCAGCAAGGTAAGTATTTGTGGATGATGAATGTATATACAAAGAGTAATAATTCAACTCTTAAAGGCACCCCGACTTTGGCAATGAGTAGCCTTTACGAAGCAGTAAAGGGGACATTAACAAAAGTCGAGACCATGTATGTTACTAGTGCCAATACTGCTACTTCCGCGCCTTCTACCGGATGGTCTACCAAGTATCCAAGTTCGAGTGAGAGTAAGGGAAAGAAAGTTTGGCAAAAGCTCGTATATACATTTGCTGATGGGCACACCGCAGAATCAGCAGCAACTGAGATTACCGAATCAGGAATAGCATCCGTTAAGACACAATACTATCTTTCTACGAGTAGCACAACGCAAACTGGAGGTTCTGGTTGGGTCGATGTAATGCCGATCGTTACGGAAGGTTATTATTTGTGGAGTAGGGAAGTTTATACATTCCATAACGGAACATCAGCGAATGGCACGGCAACTCTTGCCATGAACAACTTCTATCAGAAGATTGTAAACAATGCCGCAAGAATTACTCAAACGGAGTCCGATATTACAGCTCAGGCGACACAGATAACAAAGATTTCTCAGAGCATCGGTGTTAACTTAACGCCGTTCTTCAGTCAGGATTTCACTGATGTTAAGGGATCTGATACTCAGACTAATGGCTATTGGGAACATGCTTTAGGAAGCGCATTAAAGAAGGACATACTTGGTTGGGCAACCTATGATGGTTCGATTGCGAATTCATATTTTTCCCCGGTGGCAAATTTGGAAATTGATTCCGAGACAGTTACAATTCTTCTTGAAATAGACGGATTTGTCAAAGCCGGGTCAACGAATCCATATATCAGATTCCAAAACGGATCCAACAATCAGCAGTATCAGGCAGCAAGCAATTTCTCAATAACAGGCGATGGGACGTTCTTGATAACTTTAACAAGAAGCACTATCGCATCCCCAACAAGATTAGTTAGAGGACTGATCCATAGAGGAACGGCTGGAGATAAATTCGATATACGTCTCAGCATGTACAAAGGAACTTATGTCGGAGACTACGTTCCTTACGTAACTCCTGCCGATAGCATAAATGATTACATTGCTGGTGTAAGAAATGCGCAGATCGAATCAAATGCTCTTCTGCAAATTCAAAATGCGTCGATAAATTCGCTTGTAAGTCAAACTCAGACGATACGAGATACGTACGCTACAAAGGAAGAAGCTAGCACAATAGCCTCAGAAAAGGTGTCGACTGCTCAATCTCAGATCACTCAAACGATTGAAGGCGTAAGCTTGAGTGTAAAACAGAACACGACACTTATCACCGAATTAGGAGATCGCTATGACGCAGAAGTTGGATCGTATTTCGACTTCAATACAAACGGCCTCGATATTACATCACCAAATAGTGATTTCACAGGCCATTTCGATGCCGATTCGCTTGACTTCATTGCAACAAGTGGAGAACGATTCGGATGGATAGGGGCAGAAGAAGGTGTCGGTGGAAACCAGATCTCAATAGGTGAAGCAGGCACAAATAGTAGGAGATGGGTTATTTATCCTTCGTCAGATGGAAGCACATTAAGATTTAGTAGAGTTAATAGGAGTTAGCAATGGCAGTATCAGCTAGTGGCAATTTTGAAACCGCTAATTACCCAGCAGCAAGCGGTACTTACCCTAAAAGAATACAAGTGTCTTGGACTGGTAATTTTAACGAAACAAGACTGCTATGGGAGATTTCGTGGTCGGCGATAGCCACAGGCGGCGGTTATACTACCTCGTACAACACAGTTTATGCAAGATCTGTAACCGCTAAAAAGGGAACTACTACTATAAAATCGACTTCTGAGTCAGCATCTTTAGGAGTACATAACAATACTGTTATCCTAAGCGATTCTTTTACAGTTGCTCCTAATACTGATGGCTCTCTAAGTATAACGTTTGACGCTTCTTGCTTATTCTATACGTCAGCATCAAGCGCTAATTACACATCGACTGGATCAAAGACATTTACGCTTCCGGTTGTTGCTATTGCGTCTCAGATTTCGATTACGAATCCTAACATAACAATTAGTTCGGTTAGTGGAACTGTTAGCTATACCGTAACATCTAAGGATAAATACTACCATAGACTTGCATATGGCGTGACATATGATTCGGCTTCCGTTATATTTTCTGCCAAAGAGATAAACAATACCACATTTAGTGGAACTGTTAATATCTCTGATATCATAAGTTTGGTTCCATATGCATCCGGAACTGTATATTTCTATTTGGATACCTATCGGGATAGCGCCCAAACAAATAAGCTTGGAACGACTGCCATTGGATCTCTAAACGTCACAGTAGATACAACTAAGATTAAACCGACTTTAACTCTAACCAACATCACAGCAACCGATACCCCCATATCGGGATATTTTGTAGCAGGTTACTCCAGTGGTGGATGCTCTGGGGTAACTGCTAATCCCGGAACAGGTTCTGTTATATCCAGAATTGACTACACAGTTGCTAATGGATCGATTAGAACCGATGGCTATTCTGTAACAGGATCTGATAGGAATCTCGTATTTTCGAAAGTGCCAGCTTCAACGTCGAACTACACAGTGACCCTCAAAGCTGTGGCATATGACCAACGTGGGGCGGCAAGCGCAGAACAGACTAAAACTGTAACGGTATACGGATACGAGTTACCAAAGATCACGACGAATATTTATCGTGTTGCAAATTCCGGAGACACTGAAGAAGACTATGGCGGAGAGTACGTACGTATCAATTATTCAGGCGTGATATCCTCATCCGTTAACGGGCAAAACTCTGTTCAATCGACTGTTTGTACTTCTGGGTCGACAACTTACCAAAATAATACGTATCCTACACTTGGAGGAGATTATTCGGCAACTTTTAAGGTTGTATGCACGGATAAAGTTGCATCTGCCACAGCTACTGTAAACATAGGCAGAGCAGTATTTCCAATGTCCCTTTATGACGACCTTGAAGGGGATGTTGGCGTTATATTTGGCGGATGGACAAAATTCCGCGGAGTAGCTGATATGGATATTCCATTACCTGCTACTTCTGGCGGAACTGGCTATAATAGTATAGCGGCATTTATTAATGCAATTTGCACTGATTACTACGATACGCAGTCGACCACAAGTGCCAGCGCTAATGAAACAGCTAAGGTTTATACAGTGAGTGGCAGTGGAATCGTAATAGCAAGTGCAACTACTGTCACTGACATGTATAATGACTATGGAAGCACAGGCGCTAGAATATTGAAGAATGATGTCCTTCAAGCATACAATACGAATAGAGTATCCACAGCAACGACCAATCAGCTTGGCGCTAACTGCGTTGCAGTAATGAAAGTAGTTAACGGAGATAAAATAAGTCTTGGCGGGTTTAGCACTAAAACTGGAACAAAAAACCTATACAGAGTTTTACTGGCTATAGGTTGCACACTAACAACATCGTAGTAGGAGAGCGATTATATGTACAACGACAAAGTAGTAATTGGCGGTGAGATATCGCTCAAAAACACAATTGGCGGTGAGATATCGCTCAAAAACACAATAGACGGAGATTCGGATCTGGTATTCGTTAACCGTATTAATGGTGATCATAATTTACTCACAAATCGTGATCTCGATGACCAGCATCCGATCTCCGCAATCACTGGTCTTGCTGATGAGTTGGCAGCTAGGCCTATATTAGCAGACCTATCGATCATTTACTGCGGTACATCAACGGAGGTGATTTGATGGTACAGGCTAGAATACAACTCAAACATGACACCACCGAGAATTGGAATAATGCCAGAGGTTTTGTTCCTCTTCCCGGTGAGGTCATTATTTATGACGATTATGAAACAAAGACATATACTGTCGAAGAAGATGGTGAAGTAGTTACTAAAACAAGGTACATCCCTGGAATCAAAATAGGGACCGGAAATGCCTATGTTCAGGACCTGGCATTTGTTGACGGGCCACTGAAAGATACTCTCTTGGAGCACATTCGCAATACGGAGCTCCACACTACTTTAGCCGAAAAATTATTTTGGAATAATAAGATCAATGTTGATGACGCTTACGAACAGGTGCATCAGGAATTGGTCGATGAAACATTAATTCTAAACCGTAATTAATGGAGGATATTTAAAAATGGCAGATACCAGAGTAATTAGTAAAATCACTTTGCCTTCTGGAAATACTTATGAAATCAAGGACGCAGTAGCAAGAGATATGATCTCTGCTGGTGTGTCGTTTATAATTGCATGGAATGGTACAGGCACCCCAGATGCCGCAAAGATTCCTGCTGGCGTTGTTGTAAGCGGAGTAACAGGCACTCTTGCTGCCAATGCTGCACAGGCAGGTGCATTCTATCTTATCAAATCTGACACGGCAACAGGTGCTCCCGATGTTTACGATGAGTACGTGGCTGTTGGCGTTACCGGATCTAAGACTTGGGAAAAGCTTGGCGATACTCAGCTGAATCTTACGGACGTAGTAACTGATGTTCAGTTTGAGCCGAAGACAACGGACTTCGTAACAGGTTATGCATCTCCGACAACTGATAAAGTAATAGGCTCTGATTCGACATTCACTGTAACTCAGCCGACGATCACAGTTACTCCTTCTCAGACATATCTCGGGGCAACCGCAAGCGGAACTGCTGTAGCAGCAGATGGAACAGCGAAGGCTATAACCGGATTTGGAGCGCACACCACAGACACATTTGTTAAGTCTGTAAGCGTCACTCAGGGTAATAAGCTTGTTACAACAACCATTCCTAATGTTACAGGTAATACAGCCGTAACAGCAAATAAATCTACTTGGACATTCACAATGGGATCTGGAGATGACTCCGAAACTCTCATAATAGGAGGAGGTAATGGCAGCGATGTTACAGCAACCAACACCACTCTTGGAACGGCAATCACAGCCGCAACCGGAGCCGCAAGCGCCACAGGAACTGGAGCAGCACTCGTAACAGGCGTGACTGTTGGTGATTCTGCAGCGGCCATAACCGCTCTTGGAACTCCGATAACCAGCAACTGCCTTACCGGAGTTAAGGTTACTGCACAGCCGACAATAGCTCTCGCAGCAAATGCTGCAACTGCTACTGGCAGAGTTCAGGTAGCTACCGGCATAAGCAGTGCTAATGCTACAGGTGGAGCTGTTGCCTGGAATAGTAAGGACGAAGTAACCGCAGTAACTGGTCTCGGAACAGCATCCACCGCAAAGGGTCTCAACAACACAACTACAATCACAGTAACTAAGGGTAATGCATAGGAGGTAGCCACTGATGGCAGATATTAGTAAGATTAAGCTGCCAGATGGCACTACTCGTGATATTAAGGACGCGAATGCAAGTACAATCAAAAATCTTCTTGATGGATCTGCTAACAATAGTTTAAGGTCTGTAGGCTCTGTTGAAGAAAGCGCTTCGTATACGATTGGCACAAACGCTGTTGCGCTGGGGAATAAAACCCAAGCGTCTGGGAACAGCGCAACTGCGCTTGGTTCGGAATCAGTAGCAACGAGCGATAATGCAGTTGCTATCGGTGCAAAAGCCACGGCGAGTGGTAATTCATCATATGCAATAGGCGAGAACACGATTGCAAATCATCGTGACCAATTTGTGTTTGGCAAATTTAATGTGGCTGATACAAATGCATCTGCGGCAACTGCTATTGGCGATTATGCCGAAATCGTAGGCAACGGCACAGCAGATAACGCACGCTCAAATGCAAGGACTCTTGACTGGGATGGTAATGAAGTCCTTGCTGGAAAACTTACTGTTGGTGCAGCTCCAACAAATAATATGGATGTTGCTACTAAGCAGTATGTAGATTCAAAAGCGGATACCAAAACTTGGGGAGATGTTGCATTAGGTAGTAGCAGGGCAGATACTAGTGATACTAGATATATAGTTCAATTTAATGCAACAAGTAATGTTAATGCAACTACTAGTTTTGTAGTATGTAGGCCGACTCCATTTGCTTTAGGTATTCCAAAATGGGATAACCATTCATATCTTTATTCAGGAACTCCATCTGCAAACGATAATTCAACCAAAGTAGCAACAACTGCATATGTAGATGCAGCAATTCCAGACGTTAGCGGTTACGTTAGTAAGTCTGGGGACACAATGACTGGACGATTGACTTTAAATTATAATGGTTCATCTGATGGTTTATTGTTTAAGTACAGTGATAGTTATAAGGCACTAATTCGAGCTAGTGGTGGGAGTTATAGTGGTGCTGATGCAATTGCCATCTTAAGTTTAACTACGAATGACACTTCTAATGGAGTAATATTACGTGGTGTTGCTACTCCAGATCTCGATACTGCAGCAGCTAACAAAAAATATGTTGATGATAATATACCAAAAGTTTATAGTTCAACAAATACAGGTGGTTATCTTACAATGGCTACCTTACCAATATATGATGGGACGGTGGTATAAATGAGCACAACAGTAACATATAAAGGATCGACTCTCACCACCGTCGATAATGCGACAAAGACTCTCAAAACTGCAGGTAAGTATATGGAAGGAGACGTCATTATTACGGACGTCTCCTCCTCATCCTCATCCGGTGTTGTAGTAACTGAAGAAACGGACGCTGGTGGAGGAATCATAAAGCATATTACCGCTGTTGAGATATCCGGAACGAAGGAAATCACCACGAATGGTACGTATGATGTAACATCTTTTGCGTCTGCTAATGTTAATGTCCCCGCAAGTGAAGTGGTAAGTGGCACGCTGAGTGTGACAGAAAATGGAACTTATGATGTAACATCTTTCGCATCTGCCAACGTTAACGTTTCTGGTGGTGGCACTGGCGGTAATGTTTGGCAAGACCAAGACGGTTATATTCATCTTGACGATGAAGGAGGTTCTACATCTATCACAGTCGAGCCGCTGTCTATCACGCAGAATGGCACATACACCGCACCAAGTGGCACGGCGTATTCTCCTGTAACGGTAAATGTATCGGGCGGAGGCGGTGGAATATACGACTGGTTCGGCGCTGGAACTGAACTCGTAGATGTTGGATATAGTGAAGCAATCAATCTTTCCACAGACACGACATTTGACTCATGGACTGCATCTACGGGATCAAAAACGATAAAATCTGCAAGTTCAACTGCAAATTTTTCTTATAATGAGATGGACCAGAGCTTGTACAACTATGTAATGTGCGTGCAGATATCTGTCGAAATGGCGTATACTTCTGCTACTAGGAAGAGTGTTCCAATAAAGTATAGTTATATATCTTATGATTTTTACGGGATGCAGCCCGGTAGTTATGCGGAATTGATTACTGGGACAAATTATAGTAGCTCGGTAAGTATGTCACCCAGTACATATGCACTTATGTATTTTAATAGCAGCGGGAATAAAAACTGTGTTTTGGGCAGCAGCAGTGCACAGGTTGGTGTTTATGTAACTAGTTCTGGGTCTACAATTCGGCAAGGCTCGAAGCTCGAATGGAAACGGCCAGCAATTTATGCAAAATGCGCTCAAGGGTATTTCAATACAGAGAATAAAGGTGTCATAGACTCTGCTAATACAAATATTATATTCACGATTGATTTATACAGAACGCCTGTTCAAAATTCTCCATTAGGACATTTCGTAGAAACCTTTAGGAACGGTATGATTTTATAAGGAGGCATTATGGCAGATTCTTTAACCATATTTGGAACGACCTATACAGGCGTAACTGGCATAATAGCCACCGACACAAACTCAACTGACAAGACCTATATAAGGCCACAAGGTACAAAGAGTATTTCTGCCAATGGAACAGGCATAGACGTGACTGAGTATGCATCGGTTAATGTTAACGTTCCTAGTGGCGGAAGTTCAAACACTTTTGTAGTTCATCTTTCTAAAGTTAACGATGTGTGGACTCCAGACTGCACTTATTCTCAACTTTACGAAGCATATCAGGCTGGCAAAGAAATTGTTTGGGAAGCCAGTGACCCAACAATTACTCTTGGTGGCATGTGGGACGATGCAAGCAATTGCTTTAACTATGCTGTTTGGGAAAATATCGCTGATGACCACCTTATTCAGAAAATCTATTTATTTAGCTCGGATGGGTTGAGCAAAGATGGAGACTTTGAAGTCTATGCGACATATTCAGCAAATGCGTACCCAAGCGACGTTGCTCAAGGAAAGGTGTTCTATAACAAGAACGGAAAACAGATAGGAACAGCGTCGAGTGCCATAAATAACCAAGATAAAACGGTAACACCGACGACTTCCCAGCAAAGCATAACTGCGGATACAGGATATACTGGCTTAGGAACCGTTACCGTTGAGGCAATGCCTAGCGGTTCCGCTACAGGACCTACCAGCCTGTCTGCATCATCCGCAACAGTTATTGCAGGAACTAACACGCTTACTCTGACTAAATCGGGTGTAAGTACGACTCCGACCGTCAGTGCCGGTTATATTTCATCTGCTACGTCAAGCTCTGCTACGGTTACACTTATGGCGAGTGTCACCACAAAGGCGGCGGCAACGATTACTCCGACAAAGAGTTCTCAGACGATTGCAGCAAATACATATTTGAAAGGTGTCCAGACTATTGCGGCCATTCCCGCGCAGTACATAACTACTACGGACGCAACAGCTACCAGCAGTGATATTTTGAGTGGTGAAACCGCTTATGTTAATGGGTCCAAGGTCACAGGTAATTTAGTCGTTCAGCATTATTATACAGGATCATCGGCGCCATCATCTTCGCTTGGGTCGAATGGTGATATTTACATTCAAGCATGAGGTGAGTTATGGCTAGTTCTTCAGTATATAGTTATCCGACTGCTTATGCCACAAGCGGCTCAATTAAAGGAACGAACTATAAAAATGCGATAGGAAAGGGCAGTAATACCTCGGCAGTGTCAGGAAATGACTACTGCAGTTCGAACGGCAGCACTGCCTATATTTCTTATTCGTTTGAATTCGACGGGATACCTGCAAACGCTACGATCGATTCTGTAACATGTACTGTAAAAGGGCACTTGGAGAACACAAGTAGGTCTACGGCTAATCTGCGGTTATATTCTGGAACAACAGCAAAGGGATCCCAAAGCAAATTTACATCGACATCTGCACAGACTGTAACCCTAACCACTGGAACCTGGACGAGATCTGAGATAGACAACATGACACTCAGATTCACGATAGGATATTATGGCGGACTTGTAAATGGCGCCACAGTAACTGTTAATTATTCTTGGAATGACGTACATTACACAGTAACAATATCTGGTGAGAACGTTGATCCAAGCGGTAGCGTCGAGGTATCTGAGGGTTCCGATTTTACAATTAAAGCTTATCATGAAACAAAGCCGACCGTAACCGATAACGGAGTGGATGTAACTTCACAAGTTGTTCAGGTTGAAGATACAGCCGAATCATATTCTGTTGAGAACATAACTACTCAATACGAATTTGAGCTTAACAGCAGTGGATATTACGAAAGCAATAACCAAGGTGTAGCAAATTCAGCAGCTGTTGCTAAGGTAAATTTCCATGTTCCGGTTGAAGCGACTATAACGTTTAGTCTAATAAACTATGCAGAGAGTACATACGACTTTGGTTTGCTGAGCGAGATTGACAAAACTCTAAGTACAAATCACAGTGCAGACAATTCGAATGTATATTGGTCTGGTGAAAACAATAACTCTTCGAGCGTTCAGACTGTAACATATACGATGCAGCCAGGAGATCATTATATTTACGTTAAGTTCTTTAAAGATACTTATACGGACGATAATAATGATAGTTTACAGTTCAAAGTAGCTATTACTTTGAATGAAGAATTTACTCCTGGATCGCATTGGGAATACAATCTTACGAATGTAACGGCGACACATACTATAGTTGTGACCGCAGCTGGTACGAAGGCGAAGTTATATTTCAAAACAAATGGCTCTTGGGTCGAAAGTGCGTACACAAAAATTTATAAAAAAGTTAACGGCTCCTGGGTTGAGCAAACCAATCCAGCGACCGCATTTGATACGAATACGAATTATGTTAAGGGGTGATATTTATGGGTGTAGCTAAGGTAACATTAAATGGGACGACACTTATGGACGTCACCAGCAAGACTGTAACAGCAAGCACTATGCTTTCTGGAACAACTGCTTTGGATAAGGCTGGAAACTCTATAACTGGTACGTATGTAAACGGCGGAAATACGGTATTTCAGGACATATATGAACGGAACTACAGTGCAATCACGTCATCTGTCATAGAATCATTTTTTAATACACAATCATATATACCAAGTTACGCTTTTTATAGTTGGAAAGCATCGTCGCTTAAAGCGGTTGTGAACTCAAGCACAATAAAAAGAATTGGCGAATGTGCGTTCTATGGGGCAGAGTATATCACTACGGCTAAAATGCTATCGGCAACAACTATAAATCATCACGCATTTGCGAATGCAAGCAGATTGTATACTGTTTCATTTAGTAATTGCACTTCTATTGGGTCATATGCTTTTGGTAGTTGTACAAACATTCGTGCAATCGGGTCGCAATGTTTTCCGCTAGTAACATTTATTGATAGCAATGCTTTTCATAACTGCAATACAATATCATACGCGTCTTTTCCAGCTTTAATATCAATTAGTAGTAGTGCTTTTTATAGTTGTACATCTCTAATAAGCTTTAGTGCGCCTTTAGTAACTCACATTGGTCAATGCGCTTTTCAATCATGCGCAAAATTAGAATATGCCGATTTTCCATTAGCACCTAACATTACAGCGAATGTATTTAGTGGCTGTTCGGCATTATCAATGGCGAATTTTCCTTCTGCGACATATATTGGCCCCGGAGCATTTAGCGGATGTACCCTATTAACAAGCGTTACCGCTCCTCTCGTTAGTCTTATTCAAAACAATGCTTTTTGTAATTGCAGTTCGCTAAGTTATCTATATTTTTCAAATTTAAAAACATTAGATTTTTACGCATTAGAGCATGCTACAGGTTTAAAAACTTTGATTCTTTCTGGACCATCGTTACTTATCAAATATTATGCTTTTAGTAATTGTACAGCTTTAGAATCAATATATTTACTGTACTCTACGGTGCCATCGTTTAATACGGATACGAGTCCTTTTCCATATACGCCAATAGCGAACTCCTCTTATTTAGGCTATTATGGCTCGATTTATGTTCCATCCAGTTTATATGATTCTTATTTAACTGCTAGTGTTTGGAAAGGGTTTTCGTCTCGTTTCGTATCTCTTACAGATGCCGAAATAGAAGCACTCAATCTTTAAGAAAGGTAATCATGAAACTCCAATTTCTGATCCCTCAGTATAAAGAGGATGAAACGGTTATTAAACCGTTGCTTGATAGTATAGCGATACAACAGAATGTGGATTTCAAAAACGATATCGGGGTCATCATAGTCAATGATGGCTCCGACGTTATTTTATCCGATGAATTTCTGAACTCGTATCCTTACACTATCGAGTATTACAAAAATAAACACGAAGGCGTATCTGCCACTAGAAACGCTTGTCTGGATCACGCAACTGCTGAGTACGTAATGTTCTGCGACGCAGACGACATGTTCTTTAATGCATGCGGCGTTTATATTCTTCTTAGAGAGATGGATCTAGGAGTATTCGATTCCCTTGTATCTGCATTTGTAGAAGAATCCAGGCATCCGGTAACCAAAGAAGTAGTCTATGTTAATCACGACATGGATAGCACATTTGTTCATGGTAAAGTCCACAGAAGACAGTATCTTATTGATAAAAACATTCGTTGGAATCCAAAGCTGACGATACATGAGGATAGCTATTTCAACATCCTTTGCCAAAATCTATCGACAAATGTTAAGTACTGCCAGACTCCATTCTATCTTTGGAAATGGAGAAATGAATCTGTTTGTAGGCACGATCCAGATTATATTCTTAAGACATATAAGAACATGATCGACTCTAACGATTCACTGATTGCAGAATTCGCGAAGCGTGGAATCATGGATAAAGCGGCATTCTATACAGCATTCATGATATTCGATGCTTATTATACCATGAATAAGCCGGAATGGATCAAGCAGAAAAACAAGCTATATCGACAGGAAACCGAAAAGCATTTCTCGGGATATTTCAAACGTCATAAAGAGATGTGGGAAAATATTCCTTCCAGTGACAAAATGATGATCTCAAATGGTATTCGTTCCAGAAGTGTTGCAGAAGGCATGCAGATGGAAACAATGACTATAGACAAATGGCTGAAGAAGATAGAAAAACTGTGATGCTTAATAAAAGGGGAGTATAGCAATGGAAGGAGATATAGTGATTGACATATCCGCTATCATAGTTGGAGCAATAGCTGCAGTAGCATCGATAGTCGCAGCATTCATAACCAGCAGGACAACACAAATCAAAATGCAGGAGCAGATGCACATATCCGACCAGGTCCAAAACGTTAAGATAGAGCATTTAACAGAGGAAGTACGCAAGCATAACGGATTTGCCGAACGCGTACCATCTCTTGAAGCTGATGTTCAACATCTTAAAGAGGATGTGGCAGATATTAAACGCGAATTGCATCATTAATAGGAGGTTGCCTAATGCGCACAAGCATAATTCGAGGCACCACGCCTACAATTATATTTAAATTCGATCAGATAAACGCCTCCAATATTACGAAGGCGTATTTATTTGTGAAACAGGACGTTGAAACTAAGATCGAACGAGACCTTTCTACCGCCACACTCAATGTAGAAGACAATCAGCTCGAATGGACGATAACTCAGGAAGAGTCCCTAAGATTGACTGTCGGAGCAGCAACTTATATTTGCTGTGATTGGCTTCTCAACGATGAGATAAGAGGCAGAAGTAAAGTCGGTAAATTCGAAGTTGAACCGTCTGGTAAGAACGAAGTCATATGAAAGGAGGAATAGCCGTGATATTTAAAAACAACAAAACATATGACAGGCTTAAATGGCTCGCATCTCCGGGTCTTCCGGCAGTAGCAGCTCTATTTGGAACGATAAGTGCGATTCTGTCAACCAACAATCTTCCGGGCGCACTTATATTTGGTGTTGCCAGCCCAATCATAGCCGCTATAGCGACATGCCTTGGTGAGTGGACTGATCAGTCCAGCAAGAAGTATTGGGCCGCACAGCAGTCTGGTGGAGATTTCTCCCAGGAGGAAAAAATAGATGGCTAGTTACACAAAAGTTTATAACTCTCAGGAGTATGTGCAGCTGCTTATGCATATTTGCACAGATCTCCCGACAAAGTATAATAATCATTTCCCGTATAATCTGGGATATTACAATTCCGACAGGCATTTCAGTTGGGACTGCTGGAATCTTGTTAAGTCCATTCTTTGGGGCTGGACAGAAACAAAGAGAGTAGGGTACTATCAGCCTCCCAATCCATCCATAGGACTTGGCGACTGGGCTGGCGGAACTATTATGAATCACTGCTCCGAAAAGAGCACTGATTTCTCTCATGTAACTCCTGGCGAGTTCCTGATGAATCAGGAGAACTCCCACGCTGGTACGTACGTAGGAGAATTTACCCTGAACGGAAGGATCTACAATGTAGTCGAGTGCACAGTTGCATTCGGTGGCGGAGTTGTTCCTTCTTATGTGGCTAGCACCGGCGCAAGATACTCCTATAAGGGTGGATCTAGAAACGGTAGCTGGTATAGACACGGCAAGCTTCCTTGGATCGATTATTCTGACAGACCTGCTAAGGACGTCGTAGACGTTGATGGTTGGTGGGGAGTAGATACTACTCGTTACACTCAGAAGATGTTTGGAACCATCGAAGACGGAATCGTTTCCTTCCAGGCAAAGAGTAACATGAGATATCTGCCTAGGTGCACAAGCACAGCAGATAGAAGATATGGATCTTGGGACTTCAATTATAGAAGGATAGGATCCGCAATGGTCAAGGCCGTACAGCAGCTTGTAGGCGCGGAGGCGGATGGCCAGTTTGGTCCTAAGACTGTCGTCAGATTCAAGACTTTCCTCCAGATCAAAGGATATTACTCCGGAGAGCTTGGCGATGTTCTGAATGCAGACGCCATTAAGGCTTGGCAGCGTTATCTTAACGACTACTTCAAGACCCACTAACTTACGCATATAAAGCGCTGATGTAAATCACTAATACTTTTATCCCCTTAAAATATAGTGACCATAAATGCAGTTCTTCCAATCTAAAATACCTCAGCATCAGCGCTTTATATTCTATAAACTATAACGCGGAAAGCGTCATATGATCGCTTCTTACACCTCCAATCGACAGCTAGTTACGTAACATATATTATGTGAATTTTGGCGTTTTTCGCGTTATATTTAGGAGGTATAAAACATCGACCGGCCTCAAAAAAATCGCTTAAATCGGCGATTTTAGCCTCACTATTTTTGTAATTTCGGCAAATTTTCGTAGTTTTTACAGATACTCTTATTTTTTCTCGCAAAAATTACAGTTGACATAATAGGAGGTATGTAAAGATGTTTACAATTTATTTAATGGTAATGATATTTCTAATTGGGATGACAGCAATGGCTGTCATTGAGGAAGCAGTAATAGCAAAGTGCCAAAACAGAAAATTCAGCATCAAGAAAATGCTTAATAGATGATAAGCGCCCGGAGAAATTACCGGGCCTTATTATTTTTTCTCGTAAATATTACAGTTCCCTTAATAGGAGGTGATTAGAAATGTTTAAAAACTTTAGAAAGCCAAAAGTTTATTATGGAAGTGAGATAGTTATCAACGGAAAGACTGATCATTTTGATTACGTTGATCATTGTATATACAAATCTAAAGAGGCTGTTATTAGATCAATAACAAAGACTTATGCAGGAGTATTTATAAATGAAGAAACGTTTAAAATAGATGTTCAGAAATCTAGAGAAGAGAAGTATATGCTCAATTTCAAAGATGACGATTCGGCTAGAATTTATATCAGAACATTCTATCTTATAAAATAATATACGCGGCTAATACAGTCGCTTATATTTTTTTCTCCATCACAGAATTCCCGATAATTAATGGTAGTATACGGACGCTTAATCGTAAATATTACAAAGTCCATAATGAGAACATACGTTCGTGTACATTTATGGAGGTGAAATTATGTATATTCTGAACGAGAAAGACGAAGCTAGAATTAGCAAGCAGGTTAATGATATTGCTTATGGCGTTGAGACTTGGAGAGACTTTAAGTATGGAGCGGCAGTGCAGTTTAATGATAGGTCTAAAACTTGGACAAAGAAGTTTGCTGAAAGGGAAAAAGAAATTCTGTGCCAAACAGGATTCAGATCCGGAAAGTGTAACAGTTGTACCGAGTGCGATAGATGTATCGCCGATACGGCATTTAAGTTGGCCATGGATGAAATCGAAGCAGGCTTGAGAAAGCCGCCGCAGATATCGAGCAGGCAAGCTTATAATAGGCAGATGTCTATTTGGGTCAGTAAGAAAGGAAACATTCATATTACACAATGGATGTAAGAAGTATGGGCCCGGAGAAATTACCGGGCCTTATATTTTTTCTCGTAAATATTACAGCCTCCATAATGGAGAGAATTAGGAGGTGTAATTATGTTACAGATTAGAAGTGATTTAGTGATGACCACTTGCCTTTATAATTATGCATATGTCAAAACGATGACTGGTGATGCAGGAATTAAGGTGTGGTCAGCATGGTGGAAAATGTTTGTGTTATATTCTACACTGAGTTTGATGATCAAAAGTGCCGGCAATTAGCCGGTTCTTTTTTCTCTCGGAAAAAGAACAACCTCTATAACGAGAGATATTACTAAAATTATGGAGGTGTAAAATGAAGGAAATTCTTGGAATTGGAGCTAGGATTCTTCTAGATGCAGCTAAAGGTAATGTTGGAAAGGTATTCGCATACGGAGCCATAATGGGAATTGGCGAAGTTGGAGTGCAATTCGCAGCAGATGCGATTAGGCGAGCAGTTAGGAAGAACAAAAGCAAAGGACTTAAGGATGAACGCGCTTACGCATTCTTCCATGAAGGAAACAAAGTAGTTATTGAACAGGAGTAAAAAGAAAGGAGTAATCTAAACGGGTTACTCCTTTTTCATTTTTCGAAAGGAGAATTTTATGTGGAACATTATCACTAACGGAATTGTAGGAGCGATTATATTCTTTCTTGGGCTTGTTGCTGGTGATCTACTTGCGAGAAAGATTACTTATGCAGGGAAATTGATATTAAATCTTTCCAGGGATGATAAAGATATAGCGCAATTTGTGCTTGAAACTCCTTTGGATGAGATATCGACAAGAGATTACATCACAATAAAAGTTGAGAATAGGTCAAATCTTAAATCGTTGGTGGACTATGAGGAATCGCAAAAAATACATCGCTTATAACGGATACTATAGAAAATCTGAAAGGAGATTTGGCATGAATGTAGATTTATTAGAGGTGGAAATTCAAAGACTTCAGTTAAAATTGGCTGAAAACGAGGATACTAATAGTGACGAGTATAAGGAGGATCTCGATAAACTCGAACGTTTGAGCAAACTTTTAACCGAATTAAAGAAACTCGAGAATGAGGAAGAAAGGATCCGATTGGGATTCGAGACTTCTCAGAGCGAGAATATTCATTCAATTAAGAAAGCTAAATGGGAGTTGATCGTTAAAATTCTTATGATCGTAGCAACGTTGGCGCTAGGATTCGGCACGATATATGCTGAAGGAACGAGAGCAATCACTAGTAAAGCTATACAAATAGCGAAGTGTATAAGGATTTAATTAGTACTAGAAAGAGAGTAACTAAATTGGTTACTCTCTTTTTCTTTTCATATGAAGTATTTCTACACCTCTCATAACTCCATACAAGTCTTCGGACAGACCTACACCAATAAAGGCTCTTTGTATAGGGACACGACGTTATATTTAATGCGTGGCAAAGGACTCTGCGTAATTCAACAAAGATTCGATCCTGATACAAAGAGCTTCTGGTGGGGTCATATTGATGCCGATTTAGCGAATGCTATATTTGTGCATCCAGATTTTATTGAGTTCTTTAAAACTCATGCAACTTGTACGGACGCAGAAGGTGGATATTTTACTATAAATGTTAGAAAACTAATGTGGGCACTTAGAATGAAACCCTTACCAAAGCAATACTGGGAGAGGGATATTTGAAAGGAGAAAAACATGAACATGAATGTAAAAGTTAGACAATTTCTTAACGGCATATATTTTGATTCGTCAAAAGAAGCCTACACGATATTAAATATTCTTAAAGATATAGCAAAGAGACAAGGCCATGTTACAGTTAAAGATTGTTGCAATCTTGTATATCGCTATGATTATCCTGACAACTTTGACCCGGAAAATTCCGGATGGACTTTCGAAACAATTTGTGATGCGTATCCAGCATTTGAGTGGGGTAACGCAAAATATTATATTGACTTTCCTGACTTTGACTGGTGCTCGGTAATTCAGGACTCTAGTGTTATGTACGCTGATAACGAAAAGTATAAGTTTCGGAATTCATTCCCATGGTGTTATGTCAGAACACTTGGTAATGGCATCAAAAAGATCATAATCAATCCTCCGGCAACAATCATATTGTGGAATGATGGAACAAAGACCATATCGAAAGTTGAAGATCCAGATGTTTCTGCGCCATTTTTATATGACCCGGAAGTAGGTGTTGCTATGTGCATAGCTAAGAAATTCTTCGGATCCAGACATCAGTTCCAGAAAGCCGTTAAAGAAGCGAGTGATATTTTCATAGAGCGAGCTAATGACGAAATTTGCAAGAGTTTCAAAGCCAATAATGTAGAGGAGAAGATAAAAGATGCGACCACAATCAAAGTTGAAGATTCTAACAGCACTGTCTATAGCGGGAGTGATAACGACGACTGGTCTGGGGATGAGATCTGGAGACAGACTGAGTAATATTTACGAGATGTACGCCGCAGAACTCAACTATAACCACGAAGAACCAGCAAATGCAATACGACTCAAGTATGCAAAGAAGGCGTTAAAGGAAGTGGCTCCTGTCATATTCTCAGCAGGGGCCACTATTGGCTGTATAGCTGGTATGTACGGACAGTCTGTGAAGATAGAAAAAGGACTTCTTGCATGCCTGGCAGCATTTCCAGCTAGTATGGTAACTTGTACGGACGATTATCCTGATATTTCCGTAAAGCCAAAGAGAAATCAAATCGTAGTACGTGAATACCACACCAAAACGCAATTCGTAACCACAAGAAGAGCTATAGAAAGAGCGGAGGCTAGAGCAAACAAGAAGCTCCAAAATAATTATATTGTTAGACTTAGCTCTGTTATGCATAGTCTTGGCACGGATGTTCCTGATTATGCATATCATCTAGGTTGGGAGATGGATAATGAGATCCAAATGGATAAGTGGAAAGTCTATGGCGGACCATTTATATCCATCAACATAGACGAACAACCGACGATCGTCGATGGCGTGGAGGTCTATGACTTATATTTCAAAGTTCTACCTGAATGGTTGGAGGATTAATAATGAGACCAATTGATGCTTTTAAAGATGTTCCTGATTTTGCGTACAATTTAGGTTGGGAGATGGATAATGAGACCAAGATTATATCTATCGACTTCAACATGGATAAACAACCTGAGGTTATAAATGGCGTGGAGGTCCATACTTTATATTTTAAGGCGGATCCTGAATTATTGGGGGATTAATAATGAGACCAATTGATGCTGATGCTCTTATACAATAGACATAAACAAGGACGAATTATGCAAGCTCTTGCTAAATGACCGCAAGCAATATGAAAAGGGCTACGCAGACGGAAAGTTAGATGCTGTTGGTTGTGAATATTGGGATGGCGAGAGCCATTTCTGTGCGCTACATAGGCTTCAAGCCAAGCCGATAAATCGCGGAAGATGGATTAAAAATGACAATGGTACATATTCATGTAGTGAATGCCATTCATGGATTCCAAATGAACAGCATCATTATGCAAGATACTGTTTGTACTGTGGAGCGATAATGAATGAGGTAGAAAAATGAGTTACAGGCTGATCGATTCAAACGCAATAGCAATAAAGTATCCGGAGGTCAACGATATGCCTTGTATATTCGTTGATTTACCGAACGGGCTTGATAACGACTATCACACTATTGATGCTCTTATAAAACATGGACAGTGGATACGCGATGAATTTGGAAGCAGGTGCAGCGTCTGTGGACGTTATGCGTACAGAGATAAATTCGATAAGCCGTGGGAAAGCCCATGCTGTCCTAACTGTGGAGCAAAGCTGGACGAGGTGGAAGAATGAATGAACTCGAAAAGGAGTTTTCCGCAAAAGGTTTCGCTAATGAAATGCGGAGAATAGACCGAGATAACTTTCCAGAAACGGCACATATCCTTGCCGATGAGCTGATGTGTAAGCTACTTCGTGAACTCGGTTACAGCGAGGGTGTTGACATTTTTGAAAAAATGGAAAAGTGGTATGCATAAGTGCGAGGTAAAAGGATGGCAACAATACCCGACGAAGCCAGAAAGCAGCATAATAAAAAATGTAAAGGATGCTGGAGGCGTGAACAATTCGCAAAAAGATTAGATATGCATTTCGATTGGATTGATTGTCCTTTTGATTGTAATAACGATTATGAGCATTATATAAATGAGGTGGAAGAATGAAAATGGCTGAGTACATTGACTTCGATAAAGACGGCAAACTTATAAAAATAGACGTAATGTGCGAAGATAATAGGTTTGAGCTTATTTCTAAATATAAAGCCAAACTGCTTGAAGGAACGAACATCGAAACAAGTCCGGAAGAGATGGCAGTTATATACAATATCCTATTTAGGTTTTGGCAGATGGGATGGCTCGACAAGCTAGACTCATCAGCAGCCGATGTCGCTCCTATAAGGCACGGGCATTGGGTGAAAAAAGGTAGACAGGATAACTACTGGAAATGCTCAGAATGCAATGGCTCTCCACTTTTAGACAAATTTGAGAGGGAAGAATTGTCTGATTATTGCCCACATTGCGGAGCGAAGATGGACGATTAAAAGGAGATATTAACATGGGAAGTTTCATAGATGAACACGGCAATACATACGATTCATTAGCCGAACTTATGGCTAAATCAAAACCTATGCGAGAGGATAAAGAGGACGAATGCGATAAATCCGAATCTACGGATCAAGTAGTCAAGGTATCATTTCCGTTTTCCGGATGTAGTAAGTGCGAGTTTCTGAGCGTTGATTCTACTGTAAGCGGCGTGTATGCAAACAATAGACTAATGCCAGAAAGCCGACTTATTTATATTTCATGTCGGCACGAATTGATATGCAGAAATGCCGTTGATGTCTGGAAGGATTCGTAAAAATTACAGCCTCTGTAATAGGAGGTGAAGAACAATGTTAAGACTTGAATTTAATGGATTTGGACTTGTACTTGCGGCAGGTGTTGCGCTTGTAGCGTTAGCTGTCAAAAATGTAAAAGACAAAGAACATAGAAACGAAGTTGAATATTGGCGAGAAGTAGCCAAAAGAAACGAAGAAAAAAGTAAGTAAGGCAATAAGAGCTAGTCGAATTGACTGGCTCTTATATTTTTTCGAAAGTGTGGAGTAATGGGAATTAAATGTTGCCTTAACTGCAAAGAACGGCATGAAGCTTGTTGGTCTTCATGTGAAAAATATATCGCAGAAAAGCAAAGGGCAAGACAAATTTCTGAGGATCGTGTGGCATCGGCCAATGCCAGAATTATATATTCTAAAACACGTAGAAAAAAGACTTATAAGTATTGAAAGGAGAAAACATGGATCTAAAAGTTATTGGGAATGCAATAAGCTCGAATGCAAAGCAATTTGGCAAATTCCTATGGAAGAACTCTGCCACGATAGCTGTTGCAACGGGTGCAGGAGGATTTATAGGAGCGAGCATTTATATTGCAAAAGTGGCTCCAGAAGCTAAGGAGGCATTAGATAAAGCTCAAGAAGAGAGCGAAGAAGAACTTACTCTTAAGGAGAAAGTTGAGGTTCTATTACCTTATTACTGGAAACCTGCGCTTATAGAGTTAGTGTCGACAGGATGCTTTATATTTTCCGAAGTAAAGCACAGAAAGACAGAAATCGGATTGGCAGCCGCCTTAAAATTATACGAACATTTTAACGAGGATTTCCGTCAAGGATCTTTGAAAGAAGTAGGAGAACGTAAAACGGATGCAATAATCGATAAGGCAAATCAGGAAACAGCAAGAGGAATTGATTTCGATCCGAGAAGAATTGAGAGCACTGGTTTAGGCGATCAATTATGGGTGGATGCATCTATAAGCAGACCATTTAGATGCAGCGCAGAAGCAATCCATCAGGCAGAAAACGAAATCAAACTCCAAATTTGGGCAAACGATTCCGCAACTTTAAACGATCTATATTGCAAACTGAATCTTGAGCCAGTTGAATTCGGAAACGTATTAGGATGGCATATAGATGATATTAAAGCCAGGTATAAAGGTCTTTCTGATTTCAAGTATTTCAAGGACAACATACCACTTCTTGATACGTCAACTGCCGGAGTAACGCCTGATGAGGAATCATATATGATCATGTCGTTCTTCTCAAGAGAAGGATTATATCCTACATGGATCGAGGACTGGGAATGATTCTAATACTTGTTTGTGTTATATTTTCATTCCTTTGGGCATTATGGTGCTTAAAAGACCTATAGGGTCGTAAAAAATACATATTCCATAATGGAATAAATAACTTAGTCGTTTGAAAGGAGATAAAGAAATGACTAGCAGGGAAAACGTAGCTGAAAAGAAAGATGTAGAAGCAGAAGTTAAGGTTGAGGAGAAGGCTAAGAAGGAAAGGAAGCCGATCAACAAGAAGAAGGTTGCGATAATTGCAGGAAGCGTCGTTGCAGGCGTGGCTGTAGTTGGAGGGATCGTCTACTGTGTATCGCGCGGAAAGTTCAAGGAAGCTGGAACGATAGCTGAGACTGCTGTGGAAACAGCATCAACAGTTGCGACAGCAGTGGTCTAAATTATTAGACAAACATAAGTTATATTTCGGTAGAAGGTAATCTAAACAGGTTACCTTCTTTTCTTTTTGAAAGGAGAAAACATGGATATTTCAAAACTTAGTAAGGCTATTAACGAAGAAATCGATAAATTCGGGTCAATGGAGGATGCAATCGGCCACAAGGCAAATACGATAATAGACATATCCTCATTTGCAGCAGGCATGGGAGTTAGCCATTGCGCAAATCGCGTTATATCCGATGTGATGGCTAATGCACTTCCTCCAGCAGCGTCTATTGGTCTTAAAGTGGCTAATAAAATAGGCACTTTTGCTATATCCGGAATTGTTGATTACGCCATTATGAATGGTGCGAACGAAGTGGGTAAAGGCATAAAAATCTGTGCAGTTATAGGTAAGGTTTCTTCTAGCGTTATTAAGAAAATGAAGGAGGATGAAAATGGACAATCCGAAGCAGCTTCCGTCGAATTCGAAGTTGACAACGCAGAAGCCTGATGAACATAGAATAGAAAAAGTTATATCTGGAAAAGCAGGTGTTAAAAAGAAGTCCGGCCTAAGAAAACTGGTCGGACTTTTTGTTAAAGAAGACATGGAGAATGTGAGAGATTATATTTTCACAGACGTTGTTGTACCTGCAATAACTGACGCCATAGTCAGCGCCATCAAAGGTGCGACTGAAATGATATTTTACGGTAAAGGCCGACAAAGCAGTAGATCAAGTAGCAGCCTGAATACCGATTATAACAGTATATCAAGAAGACCTAGGCCATCATCCAGGTCCGTTTTTAATCTTGATGATTATTATGTTGATACTGTTGAAGATGCTGATGTTGTAATTGAAAGGCTTTGTGATTGCCTGGAGCATTACAACGAAGTTACGGTTGGCGATTTCTTCGATGCTGTTGGGGTTACAGGAAATGGCTACACAGATAGATATTACGGTTGGAGAGATCTTAGCCAAATGTCCTGGTATAGGCGCGGAGGTAAGTATTACTTCAACATGCCTAGAGTTATCGAACTTAGATAATGATACTTGAAAGGAGAAAAACAATGCCTAATAAGACAAAGGAAATCGAATACACTCTGACATTCGATGCGCACATCACTCTTATATGTAAAGGGAATGAACTTCCATTCCCAACAGCAGAAGCCATGACAAAGATGTTCAAAGACAATGGCTTTGATGATATTGAGATCGAGAACTTCAAAGTGTTTATAGGAGAAGCATAAATGGCTTGCAATCTATCTTGTGAACCCAGTCTTGGGCATATGATCACTTACATAAATCGTAAGTACGAGACCATTAACGGTACGCCTATATTCGCTCTTCCGGATAGACAGATCCGGGCGATATATTGGCGAATGGTAAAAGGACCTAAGAAAAAAGATGGTCCGATAGAGCATCAAATAACTATGTCTGAGATGTTCCCTGATATTTTGCAATAGGAGGTCGACATGGCAGACAAAACACATGTCAATATATTACTGACAGTAACGATGGATCCAGAGCCCAACGAGACGAAAATGACAGCTATAAAATTTGAAGGAAGTATGATGGAATTCAAATCGTTTAGCGGATTCACAGCTTTGGATATCCTCAATCTACTTTTTCCGGACAAAGTAGAAGAATCGTAAAAATTACATCCACCATAATGGAGAGGGCATTAGCTTAAAGGTAGAGCACTAGAGATGTAGGTTCGAGTCCTACATGCCCTCATATTTTTTTTCGCGCGAAAGGAGAAATTAATGTTAACCAATGTAATTAGTGGAACAAAGAAATTCTTATTCAAAGGAGTAAGAGTTATCCAGAAGTTTAGCCCAGAGATATGCTTAGCCGTTAGTGTTGGAGCAGGAATAGCAGCATTATACTTTACTCGTGAAGGGGCAAAAAATGAGGATGCTGTTATTGAGAACTTTGAAAAAGAACGCGGAGAGATCAAATACCATGAAGAAATGGATGATCTCACTCATAAAGAAGCAGGAAAAGAGTTAGGAAAGCTTTATATTAAGACTTGTGGTAGGGTCGCTAAGGTATATTGGAAGGCGATTCTATTTGAAACTATAGCAATTGGCAGCAGTTTCGGTGGTTATACGATTCAGAAAAATAGGATCGCAGGCCTTACTGCTGTTGCTAACGGACTCACAAGTACGATAAATCTTATGGAATCAAGAACGAATAAGTCCAAGGACGAACAGAGTACGGACGAAACTCTTGATGAGAAGAATGATATTTCAGAAGAACTCGAAGGAAATTGCGGAAAAGGGCAGAGAGATCCTAATGGATATTCTATGTATGCAAAATTCTTCGATGAGTATAACGTAAATTGGTGTAAGAATCCTGAATCTAATCTTCAGTTCCTTAAATTTGTGCAGAGTACATGCAATGATAGACTGCAGAGCAGAGGATTTTTATTCTTAAATGAAGTATACCAGGCACTCGGAATTCCGATGACATCGTACGGCCAGATGGTTGGATGGGTTCTGGGTAATGGTGATGATTTTGTCGATTTCGGCATCATGGATGGTGAAAGAGAGAGGGCTAGAGCATTTGTGAATGGGCGCGAAGCTTCAATCCTTCTTGACTTTAACGTTGATGGTGTTATTTGGGACAAAATTTGAATGGCTGGTCTGGACGCGCCCGGTGTTGACGGTTGTTATATTTACTGTTAACTCCGGGCAACCGGACTAAAAAGAAAGGAGAAAACGTATGAATTACAAGGTATTTTTAGCTTTTGCTGCTGGAGCGGCATTAGGTGCTCTTGCTGGCGTTATGCTGGCAAAAGAGAAGTATCAGAAAGAGTCAGATGAGGCCATTGACTCTATTAGAAGATATTATAACGAAAGAGAAACTAAAAAGGAAGCCAAAGAAGAACCCAAGACAGAGACTGCCACAAGACTTGAACCGATTGTGGAGTCCATGAAAGTCATAGCAAATAGCTATGTGGATTACAACGACATTAACAATCATGTGATTGATTATAAAGAGGATCCATTTCCAGGAGAGGCACCATTTAAGCCATATGTAATTAGTGAAGCTGATTACATTGAGACTAATTTAAATTACTCGAAAGAAATGATGAGTTATTATCCTGAAGATGATGTCCTTGTTGATATTGACGATGAACCTGTAGTAAATTATAGTAGTCTTGTCGGTGATAATCTTAAAGAAAGATTTGAATATGAACCGGATGTTGACGAAATTTATATTCGCAACGACAATATTTCAAGAGACTTTGACATCATAGCTAAGGAGGGCAAGTTCTTCTATAGCGAAGATGAATTGTAAGGAGGCGATTATATTTTATGAGAGATACCAATTTGTTAGTAGATGACTACTATAATTGGTTGCTGGGATTGATTAGTAATAATGAATATTATGTAGACGAGTATACAAAAGTACTTGATAAGCTTTTTAATACAGAATTTTATGATCTGGTTAAGAATGATGACAATAGAATCAAAGATGGATTAGAATTGCGAAACAGGTTTGCGGATGAGGTTGGCGAGCATTTATATTATGTTATAGACAAACTTCCGCCATATTGTTCGATTCTCGAAATGATGATTGCTCTTGCCATTAGGTGGGAATCCGACGTGCAGCAGGACCCGGATCTGGGCGATAGAAGTAGCGAATGGTTCTGGTTAATGATGGATAATTTGGGTCTATTGGAGTTCGATAATAAGTATTATGATGACGAAATTGTGTCTGATATTTTGCAGGAATTCCTAGATCGAAAGTATTGTAAGGACGGAACTGGTGGACTTTTTATGGTCAAAAACTCAAAAATTGACATGAGAAAGGTCGAAATTTGGTATCAAATCAATTACTACTTTAAAGAAAATTTTAACAAATTTTAAGAAAAAATTGCGTTTTTTGCCCACTTGCCCACTTTTTGCCCAAAAAATTTTAAAAAGTGGGCAGACGGAAACCATTGAAATTTCAATGGGTTTGGGGTTCTCTGCCCAAAAACCCAAAAATTTTTTAAAGTTAATAAAAAAATAAAAAAAAATAAATATTTTATACAAAGTTTAATTTTTTTTTGGGTTTTTGGGCAAAACGTAGAAAGGAGGTTAAAAGTGTTAGATTTTCTTAGAATAGTAGTTCAGCCAGGTAAGAAAAAAGATTCCTTAGAAATATATCCCAAGTTCATCATTGGCAAGTGCACTGATCTTATGATTAGAGGCGGAGACTTTTATGCAATATACGATGAGTCGACTGGCTTGTGGTCTACGGATGAAGACGTAGTTAAGCAAATCATAGACAAAGAGATTAATTTATATTACAAAGAGCATAAAGATGAATTCTCGTCCGTACCAAAGCGAATGTATATGTGGGATTCTGACACTGGAACAATAGATCGATGGCATAAATATTGTCAAAGACAACAGAGAGATTCATATCATGCTCTTGATGAGAAATTGATATTTTCAAACTCTGAAGTCAAGAAGGAGGACTATGCATCTAAGAAACTTCCATATCCTCTTCAAGAAGGAAGCATAGATTCTTATAATAGACTTATGTCAGTATTATATTTACCAGAAGAACGGCATAAACTTGAATGGGCTATTGGGTCAATTGTTAGTGGCGATTCTAAAGATGTTCAAAAGTTTGTGGTACTGTATGGCGAACCTGGATCTGGTAAATCTACAGTCCTTAATATTATTCAGGATCTATTTCAAGGATATTATTGCACTTTTGATGCAAAAGCGATTGGAAGTGCTAATAAAGAATTTGCGCTAGAGCCATTCCGTTCAAATCCATTAGTTGCAATTCAGCATGATGGAGATTTGTCGAAGATAGAGGATAATACCAGACTTAATAGTATTGCTTCTCATGAGTTAATGAATGTAAACGAGAAGTTTGCAAAGCAATATACTCAGAGATTCAATGCTTTTTTATTTATGGGAACTAACAAACCTGTAAAGATTACAGATTCTAAGTCTGGTATATTAAGAAGATTGATAGATGTTATGCCGTCTGGTAATAGATTATCTAGACAATTATATTCTACGCTTACAAGTCAGATCAAGTTTGAGTTAGGTGCTATAGCGTGGCATTGTTTACAAGTCTACAAAGATGATCCCAATTATTACGATGATTATATTCCAACTAGAATGATGGGAGCATCAAATGATTTCTATAACTTTGTATTAGATTCGTGGGATATTCTTAATGACCCAGAAGGAGTCAGTCTTACAGATGCATATACTGCATATAAAGCATATTGCAATGATTCTAATGTAACATATCCGTTTTCTAGAAGAGTCTTCAGAGAAGAACTGAAAACATATTTTAAGGAATTCATCGAAAGAGATATTTCTGAAAATGGAAGACGAGTTAGAAGTCTATATAAAGGTTTCATAACAGACAAATTTGAGTATAAAAGTAAAGAATCAAAACTTGAAAGAGCAAAATCTTTAAAATTTGAAGATACTGTTTCTATATTTGATGAAGAATACTCAACGTCAAAGGCGCAGTATGCTAATGATGAGGAAGCTCCTCAGTATAAATGGACTAATGTTAAAACAACATTAGGAGACCTAGATACAACAAAACTGCATTATGTTAGAGTTCCTGAGAACCATATAGTAATAGACTTTGATATTAAAGATAAGAATGGAGAGAAATCTCTAAAAAAGAATATTGAAGCTGCTTCTAAATGGCCTGAAACCTATGGCGAACTAAGTAAGTCCGGTAAAGGAATACATCTTCATTATATTTATGATGGCGATGTAAGTAAACTAAGTAGAATCTATTCAGAAGGAATAGAAATAAAGATATTTACAGGTAAGAGTTCTTTAAGAAGAAAACTTACATATTGCAATAATAAACCGATCGCAACCATCAATTCTGGGTTACCAACGAAAGGAGAAGATAAGGTGGTCAATTTTGAATCGGTTAAAAGCGAAAAGGGCCTTCGCACATTAATTAAGAAGAATCTTAATAAAGAGATTCATCCAGGAACAAAACCGAGTGTTGATTTTATTGCAAAAATATTAGAAGATGCATACAATTCAGGTCTTAAGTATGATGTGTCTGATATGAGACCTGCAATTCTAGCATTTGCAGCCAACAGTAGTCATAAACCTGGATATTGTTTGAAGATTGCGAATGAGATGAAATACCGTTCGGAAGAGCCTTCTAAAGGAAAAGACGACTATAAAGACAACGAGTATATATTTTTTGATGTAGAAGTCTTTAAAAACTTGTTCATAATAGTATGGAAGCCTGCAGGCGGCGACCCTGTAAAGATGATAAATCCAACGCCAAAGCAAATAGGGCCATTACTTAACATGCGCCTTATAGGATTTAATTGCCGTAGATATGATAACCATATACTATATGCAAGATACATTGGATATTCTAACGAGGAACTTTATAGGCTATCTCAAAAGATTGTAAATGGTGATAGAAATGCATTCTTTGGAGAAGCATATAATATTTCTTATACTGATATTTACGACTTCTCATCTAAAAAGCAAAGCTTAAAGAAGTTTGAAATTGAACTTGGAATTCATCATCAGGAATTAGGTATTCCTTGGGATCAGGAAGTTCCAGAAGAACTGTGGGATAAAGTTGCCGATTATTGTATTAATGATGTTGTTGCAACAGAAGCGGTATTTTATGCGAGAAAAGAAGATTTCCTTGCAAGGGAAATACTTGCGGATATTTGTAATGGATCTGTTAATGATACAACAAATCAGCTATCTGCCAAAATTATATTTGGAGATGATAAGCATCCACAAGATAAATTCGTCTATACGGATCTTTCTACTATATTCCCAGGCTATAAGTTTGATAACGGTCATAGTTTATATCGTGGAGAAGATCCGAAAGAAGGCGGTTATGTATATTCTGAACCAGGAATGTATACAAATGTCGCGCTTCTTGACGTTCAATCCATGCATCCGACAAGTATTGAGCAATTGAACCTATTTGGTCCATATACAAAAAACTTCAGTGACCTTAAGAAAGCCAGAGTATTAATTAAACATGGCGAATTTGATAAAGCTGGAGAAATGTTTGACGGAAAGTTAAAGAAATGGCTTTCCGATTCAACCATTGCAAAATCTCTATCTTTTGCTTTAAAGATTGTTATAAATGCTGTATATGGTCTCACCTCTGCTAGTTTCGATAATAAATTTAGAGATCCTCGCAACATAGACAATATAGTTGCTAAGAGAGGAGCTCTATTTATGATTAATTTGAAGCATGAGGTACAAGATAGAGGATTTACTGTTGCACATATTAAGACAGACTCAATTAAGATTCCGAATGCAACTCCGGAAATTATTCAATTTGTTATGGATTACGGCAAACAATATGGATATATTTTCGAGCATGAAGCAACTTATGAAAGAATGTGCTTAGTAAATGATGCGGTTTACATTGCAAAGTATGCTGATGGTCCGCACGAGTTTGAGCTTCCAACAGGAGAAAAGATATTTACGGAGTGGACTGCTACTGGTACGCAGTTCCAAGTTCCATATGTCTTTAAGACCTTGTTCAGTAAAAACGACATTGTATTCAGAGATATGTGCGAAACTAAGGCTGTAACAACTTCTTTATATTTGGATATGAATGAGCATTTAAAAGAAGATGAACATGATTATGTGTTTATCGGAAAGGTTGGGTTATTCTGTCCGATAAAGAAAGGTTGCGGCGGAGGTATATTGCTTCGAGAAAAAGATGGCAAATATTATGCTGCAACAGGATCAAAGGGCTATAGGTGGCTTGAGTCTGAGACCGTTAAAGTTTTAGGAAAAGAGAATGATATTGATCGTTCTTACTATGATGAGATGGTTGACGAAGCAATAGCTTCTATATCTGAGTATGGTGACTTTGAATGGTTCGCTAATTGAAAGGAGAAATAAAATGAATAGAAGAGTTAATGATGTGCTTAACATCCCTAATGCTAAAATTATATTTAGGAATTTTTCAGGGAAAGCAAGCAAATTTAACGCAGAAGGAAGAAGAAACTTCTGCGTTGTCCTTGATGAAGAGCTGGCACAAGAACTTCTTAATGATGGATGGAATGTGAAACGAGGTCGTCCAAGAGATCCGGATGACACTCCTAGTCCATACATGCAGGTTGCAGTAAGTTATGATAATATTCCGCCTAAGATTTATAGAGTAACTTCGAAAGGCAAACTTCTTTTAGATGAAAGTAATGTCGGCACTCTTGACTATGAAGACATTAAGAGTGTTGATTTAATCATCAGGCCATATAATTGGGAAGTGAATGGCTCAAAGGGTGTTAAGGCATATGTCAAAACAATGTATGTAACTATAGAGGAAGATGTCTTCGCAGGTAAATACCAAGATTCAATAGAAGAAGACGATTATCCATTCTAAATAGCCATGAAGATAGAATTATATTCATATCAGCTTGATGCTATTAATCGAATGAAGAATGGTTCTATCTTATGTGGCAGCGTTGGCTCTGGAAAATCAAGAACAGGACTCGCATATTTTTATCGCAATATATGTGGAGGAAGTTTTGATGACAACACAAAGCCTCTTAACAATGTAACGAATCTTTATATTATTACAACCGCTAGAAAAAGAGATACTGAAGAGTGGGAAGCTGAACTTTCCATTTTTAATTTACCTCAGAATTTAGCGGTTGTAATAGATTCGTGGAATAACATAAAAAAGTATGTAGAAGTTAAAGATAGCTTCTTTATATTTGATGAACAAAGAGTTGTTGGCGCTGGTACTTGGGTTAAATCATTCATTAAGATTAGCAAAAGCAACAAGTGGATATTACTAAGCGCAACTCCTGGAGATAGTTGGTCTGATTATATTCCAGTATTCATAGCAAATGGATTCTATAAAAACAGGACGGAGTTTATTAGAAGGCATGCTGTTTATAGTTACTATTCAAAGTATCCTAAGATTGAAAGATATTTAGAGGTCAATCGTCTTAGAAAGCTAAAAGATTCCATTCTTGTTAAAATGGATTACACTCATAAGATAACGAAGCATTATAAAACTATAATAGCCGAATACGATAAGATATTATACAAAACCGTTTGGTCGAATAGATGGGATGTATATTCTGACGCGCCAATTAAAACGATAAGCAAACTTTGCTATCTTGCTAGAAAAATTTGCAATAGCGACGAGTCAAGGCTTCGAATTGTGGAAGATCTAGCAGTCAAGCATAAGAGACTTATAGTGTTCTATAATTTTGATTATGAGCTTGATATTTTAAAAGCCGGTTCATACCAAACAGGGACAGTAATTGCTGAATGGAATGGTTGGAAGCATGAGCAGATACCAAATTCTGAAAGATGGATTTATCTGGTTCAATACACAGCTGGTGCAGAAGGATGGAATTGTACTGACACAGATACAATTATATTCTACTCACAGAGCTATTCTTACAAAACATCTATTCAAGCCGCAGGAAGAATCGATAGATTAAATACACCATACGACGAGTTGTACTATTATACAATCAGATCTAATGCTCCTATTGATATTGGTATTACATACTGCTTAAAGAAAAAGAAAAATTTCAACGAGTCAAATTTTATAGCCAGTTAATAGACAATCGAAAAAAATACAACGCTTATAATGAGGGAGAAGAGAATTATGCTTCTCTTTTTATTTTTTATTGGAGGAAACGATGGGCCATCTCGAAAGAGACTTTCAACCAAAACTAATCGAAAGATTGGAGACTATGTTCCCAGGATGCATAGTGCTTAAGAATGATCCAAATTATATTCAAGGGTTTCCTGATCTAACGATTCTTTATAAAGACAGATGGGCAACTTTAGAAGTTAAGAAGAGTTCTTCTGCGCCGAAACGCCCTAACCAGGAATTCTATGTCGATAGACTGAATGGTATGTCGTTTTCGGCATTTATATTTCCTGAGAATATGGAGGAGGTTTTACATGAACTTCAACAATCATTCGAAGCTGATAGGTGAGCACTCATTTTTGAGTCCTAGTAATTACCACTGGATTAATTATGACGAAGAAAAATTAAACAGAGTATATTTAAATTTTCTCGCAGTTCAAAAAGGAACTGATCTTCATGAGCTAGCTGCAAATTGCATAAGGCTTGGAGTCAAGCTTCCGAAGTCTAAAAAAACTTTAAATTCATTCGTTAATGATGCTATAGGCTTTCGAATGACACCGGAGCAGCCTTTATATTATTCGGACAATTGCTTTGGAACCTCGGATGCAATTGCATTCAAGAATGATATTTTAAGAATCCATGATCTAAAAACTGGAGTAACTCCGGCTTCGATGAATCAGCTTTTAGTGTATGCATCTTTGTTCTGTTTGGAATACGGTTTCAATCCGAAAGATATTTCAACCGAATTGAGAATCTACCAAAACGATGAAATTCATGTTTCTGAACCAGAACCTGAAAAAATTCAGGAGATCATGGATAAAATAATTATATTTGATAAGCAGATCAACGCAATACTTGAGAGGGAAAGAAATGGCTGAGGATTATTTGCTTCATGTAGGAGTTAGTAAAATGGATGGAGCTCCTATAGGCTCTGGCAGATATCCTCTTGGAAGTGGGGAGATGCCATACCAACATGAAGCCAGTTTCATGAACTCATATAGAAAGCTTCATGATCAAGGTTTTTCTGATAATGAAATAGCTTCTATGTGGGGAATGTCGACAACGGAATTCCGAGCAAGAAGAACTTTTGAAAGAAATGCCGATAAAAATGCAGAGATTGCATATATTATGAAGCTAACTGATGAAGGATATTCTAACGTTGCAATCGGAGAAAAAATAGGAAAAGACGAATCGTATGTCCGCTATCAAAAGCGAGAGATTGTAAAGGAAAGAAATGCAGTCACTTCGAATGTTGCGGATATTCTGAAAGAGAATGTAGACAACAAAACCTATATTGATATTGGTCTGGGAACCGCAAACTATCTTGGAGTAAGCGACCAAAGATTGGATGCAGCAGTTCGTAAGCTTCAGGATGAAGGATATGAAGTGTATACATATCAGATACCTCAAGCGACAAACCCAGATCAGCATACAACTATGAAAGTTCTATGCAAACCAGGAGTTACATGGAACGAAGCTCGAATGAATAGAGAAAATACTGGTTTTGTTACTGATTTTTATTCTCTTGATGGCGGAAAAACATTTTTAGGCATTGAACAGCCGACGAGCATAGATAGTTCCAGACTTGCAATTAAATATGCAGAAGATGGTGGAACTGATATGGATGGAGTAATTCTACTTCGTAGGGGAGTAGAAGATATTTCTCTTGGCGGAGCAAAATATGCGCAGGTTCGAATAGCGGTTGATGGAACTCACTATTTGAAAGGAATGGCATTATATTCTGATGACCTTCCTGAAGGCGTGGATATTTTGTTTAACACGAACAAGTCAAAAGATGTTCCAGCACTAGGTCCTAAAGGTAACACCGTACTTAAACCTTTAAAGAGCGATCCAAACAATCCATTTGGAACTACTCTTAGAATGGAAGAGGGTGTTATTGTTGGACAGCGGCATTATATTGATGAGGATGGTAAATCTAAGCTTTCTCCTATTAATATTGTCAGAGAAGAAGGAGATTGGAACACCTGGTCAAATACGCTTTCTTCTCAGTTTCTTGCAAAACAGCCTAATGTTTTAATTAAGCAGCAACTTAATAAAAGCTTAGACGAAAAGCGAGAAGAATTCAATGATATTAATAAAATCACACAGCCTGAGGTAAAAGAAAAGCTATTATATTCTTTTGCCGAGGATTGTGATGCTTCTGCTTCTCATCTTAAAGCAGCTGCCCTTCCAAGACAAGCTAACAAGGTTATTTTACCGTTGCCTGATCTAAAAGATGATGAAGTATATGCTCCGACATTTAGAGATGGAGAATTGCTTGCCTTAGTAAGACATCCACATGCTGGTCCTTTTGAAATTCCTATATTAAAGAATAATACTCATTCTACATCTGGGAAAAAGACTATCGGGCAAGCAATCGATGCTATTGGAATCAATCCAAAAGTTGCACAGATATTATCTGGAGCGGACTTTGATGGCGATACTGTTTTATGCATTCCTACAGCAGGTCAGAAAATCGTCAATAAAAAGCCTCTTGATGGGTTGAAGAATTTTGATCCAAAAGAAGCATATAAAAAAGTTGATGGAATGACAGTAATGACGAAGAAGAACACCCAAATAGAAATGGGAAAGATATCTAACCTCATTACTGACATGACTCTTAAAGGCGCTTCTGATGAAGAACTTGCTGCAGCCGTTAGGCATTCAATGGTCGTTATTGACGCGGAAAAGCATCAGCTTAATTATAAATTAAGTGAAAAGGTTAATAACATTGCAGCTTTAAAGACTAAATATCAAGGAGGCCCAAGAAAAGGTGCATCAACATTGATATCCTTAGCCGATAAAGATATTCGTGTCAAAACTCGAAAAGAGACAATTGATCCGAAGACTGGAAAGATATTAAAAGATGAAGAAGCAGTAAAAAATAAATATCATGACAAGAAAACAGTATTGAAAGATGGAACTATTTCTTATACAAAAGTAAGAAATACTAAAACCTCAACCCCAATGAGGGAAACTGATAATGCGTTTACTTTGTCTTCTGGAACGGATAAGGAAGATATTTACGCAAATTATGCTAATGCTCTTAAAGCAATGGCAAATAATGCACGAAAAGAAGCCATATCTGTAAAACCGACAAAATATAGTCCATCGGCCAAAGAATCATATTCTAAAGAAGTCTCAAGTTTAAACGCAAAACTAAATATAGCTTTAAAAAATAAACCAAAAGAACGTAAAGCCCAGATATTAGCAAATGTATTGATATCTGCACAAAAAAGAAGCAATCCTGATATGACTAAAGAAGAAATAACTAAATTTAGTACACAGGCTCTTGTTGGCGCAAGAAATAAAACAGGAGCTTCTAGGAGAGATTCCACTATTGATATTTCAAAGTCAGAATGGGATGCTATATCTTCAGGAGCTGTAAGTTCTTCAAAAATAAAAGCTATATTGGACAATGCAAATTCCGATCAGATTAAACAATATGCAATGCCAAGAGCAAGCAGAGACCTTACTGATGCCCAAATAGCAAGAATCCATGCACTTAATAATAGCGGAGCAACATACTCGGAAATAGCAGATGCTCTTGGTGTATCAACAACCACAGTTTCAAAGCATTTAACATAAGGAGGGCATATGGCAGATAGAATAGTAATGCTGACCACCAAAGACAATCCATATGATCCTTATGTGGACTTTGATGAATGGTATGCATTTGACACTCAAAAGGGTTACAACACATGCGCTTACCTTGCTAGAATCGCAAGAACTTCAAATGGAATCAGCGATTCTGACAATGACGCTGAAGTTGAACGTGCAATTGACGAAATTGTCGATTTGAATCTTACTGGCAACTATCAAAAGAATATCTATATAGCCGGAAAGCTTCAAAACACACTCCCCGGGGGGTCTTAGGAAAAACTACCCCCACCCCCATAT